GGCGAAGCCCTTGATGCTGCCGAGAGCAAATTGCTCCGTGAAGCTGCCGGTATCACGGTCGCTGCCCGTAAGGAACTGTTCGACAAGATCGGCACTGTTACCGTGGACAAGGCGGGACGCGCCACTGTCTATACTGCGGATGATGCGGCCAAGGCTCTTCTTGGTCCGGCGGCTGCCCGCGCTGCTGCGGGTGGTGCTACTCAGGCTCAGGTTGGTGGCGCTGCTCTTGCCACGGGTCTGCAGAACTACGCTACTGGCGTAGCCGATCTGTTTGGTGAGAGCGTCGAGGGTGGTCAGCCTGACCGGTTGATGGCTGCCCTTGGTGCCGTGCCTTATGCTGCTGCCGAGACGATCCCTGAATATCTTGCTGCTCTTCGTCTGTTCAAGGGTCTGGGTCTAAAGGCCGCCCAGACTGGTGCAAGGGGTGGTCGTGCTGGCACGATTGCCACGAATGTCGGCATCGGCGCAGGTGCCGGTGCGGTCCTTGAGGGTGCAACTGAAACCTTCCAAGAAGCCCTTGGCCTTGGCATGAACGCCGCTGTCGATGTCGATAGCCCCGAAGGTATCTCGCGTCTGCTCAATGCGTTTGCTGCCGGTGCCGCCATCGGCGGCTTCATCGGTGGCGCGTCCAGCCTCAACACGGGCAAGGCCACTGATCTTCTGTCCGGCGGCACCAAGCCTGCCGAGCAGGGTGGCCAGACGCTTACCGGTGAAGTGATCCCGCCCGGTGGCCCGCGTCCTGTACCTACACCTGATGGTTCTGTCCCGCGCCTTGCTGCACCCACTGCGGAAGCACTTCCGCCGCCTGCAGTTGGCATACCCGGTGGTATGGCCCCCGAGACAGCAGTGTCTCCCACCGTACCTCCGACACAGCCCAGTATGTTGTCGGCTCCCAGTCTTCAGCTTCCGGCCCCGCCTGCTCCTGCGCAGGCTGCGCCCGCTGCGGCTGCGCCTCCTGTCATCCCCATGGGCGGACCGGCCACTGGTTCTGCGCTCCAGCAAGCCGCAGAGGGCACGCTAACTGGCGGTATTCCGACCGGACCCCTTGCCAATCGTCTCCTGCAGCAGCAGGCTGCAGCCCGCGAACAGGCCCGTCAGGCCCAGCTTCAGGCAACCAGTGGTTCTGCACTGGCGCGTATCGGTCGTGGTGAGGCTGTCGGTATGACACCGCCCGCCGCTGCTCCGCAGCAGCTTGAACTGCCGCTACCCGCTGGCAGGCAGAGACTTACTCGTGGAAAGAGAGGAGAGCCCAGTGCCGCTCAAGTCAGGCAAGTCGCAGAAAGTGATCAGCAGCAATATCCGCAAGATCGTACGCGAGTGGGAGGGCGACGGGTCAATCGGGTCGTCCCGACCGAAGTCCAAGCGGAAGGCCGTCCAGCAGGCGGTCGCAATCGCCTTGTCCAAGGCGCGCCCCCGGCCCAAGTCCAAGAAGCCCAGCAGCAGCCGAGGGCAGAGGTAACTGTTACCAAGACGAAGCGCGATCTGAAGCGCGGCGTCACTGTCGTTACCCTGTCCGATGGCCGCGAGGTTTCCATCTCCAAGGAGAAGGGCGGCGGTTCGTTCTTTGAGGGATGGTATCTTGAGGGTGTCGGCGGTCGTCCGTCCGAGCAGATGTCGCGTGGGTATCTGGGCACTACCCTTGAGGAAGCCAAGGCTGAGATTGCCAAGCGCGCAAGCGAAGGGCGACTGGAACAGCCTGCTGCACAGGCCCCGGCTCCCGCACCGGAACCGGCGGCACCGCCGAAGAAAGAACGCCAGCGCATTCCGAAGCTAAGCCTCAAGCCGGAAGAACCGAGCCCAAAAGCCGCAGGGGTCGCAGCCGCCCCCGCGCAAAAGGCTGAACCCTCCACCGCCCTGACGGTGGTGTCTGAGAACGAGCACTTCATCGAGCCTGAGGTCGAGGCAAAGATGAAGCGTGAGCAGGCCGAGCTTGCCGAGACCGAACGTCTTGCTACGCAGGACGATGCTGGTGAAGTCAATGACCTGATCGTGGCGCTCAACACGCTGGACCCGGCGGATGTTGACTATCGTGATGCACTGTCGGCTCTGCTTGGTTTTGCCAAGGATAGCTCTGTCAACAAGGACGTGCGCAAGCGAGCGCAGGATTACCTTGAGAACGAGGTAGAACCCGAGGCCGTTAAGCTGGCTGAACGCTCCACGATGGAGCCTGTCTCACAGGCGGAACTCGACCGCAGCACTATCGTTACCGCCATGGAGCAGTTCAACAACGGTGAGATCACCCTCACCCAGAAGATCGTCGGCGTCCTCGTATCGGCGTGGAAGCGCATCAAGCCGCTGAACCTGACCTATGGCGACCAACCGCTGGCTGACTTCATCAAGGGCGGACCGCAGTTCTTCAACATCGAGAAGGGCAAGGTCGTCCCCAAGGGGCAGGGCCGCTACTCCACGACCATGTGGGATGTGGCAGACAAGCCGATGAATGTCGGCGCGATCAAGCTCAAGATCGGGAAGTTTGTTTCTGGCTTTGCATCCAAGCCCCAAGTCTACGTGTTCCGCAATCAGGCTGACCTCAAGGCGTCTGCCCCCAAGCTCTATGCCCGTGCTGCCGCTGGTCGCCCCGGCGACTTCGATACGGTAAACGCTGCGGGCTACTCGCTTGGCAACGAAGTCATCATCTTCTCCGACCGTATCGGCAGCGACCAGCATCTGGCTTTCGTGCTGGCTCACGAAACGCTGGGCCACTTCGGTCTGCGTGCTCTCATGGGCGGCAGCGACTTCGACCGGGTGATGACCAAGCTCTATGACACGGACCCCCGTCTCAAGGCAGCAGTCGATGCTGCTATGGCAGTTCGCGGTCTGGGCAAGGCCGAGGCCGTCGAGGAGTATCTTTCAGACTATGCTGCCCAGCTTCACACCTCGCTGGTGCGCCGCATCTGGAAGTCCCTCAAGGGTGTTCTCAACCGGGTCGGTATCCAGTTTGGCGACGAGGCCACTCGCTACCTGCTCAGTCAGGCCAAGCGTTACGTCAAGACCGGCGAGCGCACTGGCGCGTTCAACACGTCTTCCGTTCTGCACCGCATGTGGGGTGTCGAGACTGGGCAGGTTGGCCGCTTCTCCGTGGTTGATGTCGCCAATGAGAACGAGCGGCTGGCGGACTTCATCCGCCACACGAATGCTGTACCGCGCGACCTCAAGTCGGCAGGCAAGGTGCTGGGTGACGCAGCAACATCTTGGGACAAGTTCAAGGAGAAGGTGTTCAGCCTCGCCAACTATCAGGCGCTGCGGAACCCCGGCCTCTATGCGTTCGAGAAGCTGCTGGACGAAACCCGCCAGCGCGAGCAGTACGTGTACAACAAGTACAACGCCAAGCTGGAAAGCCTGCTCTACAAGTCCGAGGACCACCGCAACCGTGTCAGCCGGATGCTTCTGGGCGCGCGCACCGTGGCGGTGTACCGCCTGCTGGAAAAGCCGCTTACGCTGGCTGAGCGCAACAAGGCGCTGTTCTCTCTGGATAATGACGGCAACCTGATTGCCGATGTCCGCGCCGTCGATGAGTTCATCAATCGCGGTATGCTGACGTTCGAGGAGATGCGCGATGGTGTCGAGTACACCCGCGAGATCATGTCTCCCGATGGCACCATGGAGCGCCGCACCGAGAAGTTCCCCGGCTTTGCCGACCTGACGCAGGAGCAGTATGACGATTACGTGCTGTCGCGCCGGACCGTTGGCGAGGTTGAGATGGAGCTTCTGGAAGCCAAGTATGCCAACATGCTCCACACCGAGGGTGTGTCCAAGAAGGCGATCCGCAAGCTGGTCAAGAACGGCAAGCTGGATGGTGATGCCGAGAAGCTCGTAGACAAGACGCTCAACAAGTACAAAGAAATCTACGTGTCCGGCTACACGGTCGATGCCCGTGGTAATATCGCTCCGGGCCGCGAAGAGATCGACCGCGCCGATGAGTTCCTTGCGATGGTTAATCGCGCGCTGATCAGCGCCGATGCCAAGAACGACCCGGATGTCCGCGCCTTCTTCGATAACCAGTCGGACGCCGATGACTTCATGGTCAGCCTTGAGGATTTCCGCAGCAAGCGGAAGGTGCCGGACGGCGAGTTGACCTTCCTGTTCCAGAACGAGATCAAGCGCATCATCCTCGATGACGTGAGCCTTGGTGTCGAAGAAGAACGCGCCAAGCGTACCATGGCTGGCGGCTACGTCCCGGTCATCCGCGACAAGGCTTTCGAGATGCGGCTGCAGGCTTATGACGAGAACGGCAATCCGGTCCGTCTGCATGAGAACCACCGGGCACTGCTGAACTACAGCCAGTTCGACAACGCCAGTCAGGCAAGCAACGCTGCCGACATCCTCAACGCCGAGCTTGACGGCCAGACCATGGACGTTCTGGTTCAGCAGGATGACGGCAGCTACAAGCAGCAGACCGTGACAGTCCGCGCCGAGTTCGGTGAGGCGCTTTCGCAGGTGTCGGCTGACCCGGCACTGAACCTTGATGAGTTCATGCACGGCCTGCGGCTGTTCAAGATCAATCTGACACCTGACAAGATGTCTCTCGTCATTCGTACCCTGACCGAGGCAGGCGATCAGCTTCGTAAGCGCATGGAGTTCAGCAATACTCCGGGCTACGACAAGGACAGCGGCGTGTTCGCCATGGCACGACATATCCAAATGCGTGCTGCCACCATCGCCAAAACGATCACTCGCCCGCGTATGCGCGACCTCATGGACCGCAACAACAGCGAGAGCATGGACCTGTGGACCGGCGACCTTGGCGGGGTATTCTCCACCTACAACCGCTGGAACGCTGCGACTACCCCCGAGGAGAAGCAGCACTATCGCCACCAGCTTGACCACAAGCTGTTCATGTTTGCTGAAACATATCCCGGCGCGAAAGGCTGGGATGGATCGAAGGCAGGCTACGACCGGCTCAAGGCCGAGGGCAAGCTGCAGGAGTACAACTACAACCGGTTCTACAACTCAGCCCAGAGCACGCTGGACTTCCTCGACAACAACCGCTTCGTCACCGAGAGCAACTTCGGTGTGGGTCGTGTCGCGTCCGGCCTGCGGGCAGCAACCAGTATCTTCCAGCTTGGTGGCTCCATCGCGCAGGGCGTGATGAACATGGTGTCGCCTTACACCAACTGGCTACCGTATATGGCGAGCTACAACTCCCGCAACGGTTTCGGCGGCGGCTTCGGTGTCGGTCAGGTGATGGCTGCCTATCAGGTGGCGCTGAACCAAGTGGGTCTGCCCGGTATCGCGGGCACCAAGTTCAATACCGCTGAGTATTACGAAGCCCTGCTGAACGACCCGGCGGCGCTTGCCAAATCCAACCTCACCCAAGAGGAAGCGGCCTTCCTCGCACTGGAAATCCGCGAAGGTAAACTTATCCCTGCTCAGTCGAACGCCCTGCTGGGCACTGCTCGTACTGGGATTACCAACCGCTGGCTGCTGCGCGGCGTCGATGCGTTCATGCTGCCGTTCAACCGGACGGAACAGGCGTCTCGCCGTGCTGCCGGTCTCGCGGCTTTCCGTCTGGCAATGAAGCGCAACGGCGGTGATGTTGCCGCTGCCCGTGACTTCGCCATCCAGTCGCTCGACCTGACGCTGGGTGAATACTCCGTGCTGAACCGTCCGCCCGTGTGGCGCGATGGCATCCAGTCGTTCCTCTACATGTACAAGGTATATCCGACGACGACCATCCAGCTTCTGCGCCGCCTCGACAAGAAGGGCCAGATCATCATGCTGGGCACCTTGTGGCTATTCGCTGGTGTGACCGGCTTCCCCTTCGCAGAAGATATTGAAGACTTGGTTGACACCATTGCGCAGGCACTTGGGTTGCAGATGGGCAGTGTCCGGGCTGAGTTCGTAAAGATACTGGAGGGCCTTGCACCGGGCGTTTCGCCCTACGTGCTGAAGGGTGCCGTGAACACTGCCCTTGGTATCCCGGCTGACGTGGCTTCGCGGTTCAGCCAAGGTGACTTTATCCCCGGCTCCGGTCTGCTGCTGGCTGGTTCCACCATCGGTGAGGAAGTGAAGGACATCCTTGGACCCATGCCAGCCATGGTTCTTGGCGCAGCGACCTTCACCCGCGATATCGCGGCGGCTCCGTTCTCCGAGGGCCAGACGTTTGTGGATGCGCTGCGGGCTTCGCCCGTTACGCTGGGCCGCATGTTTGGTGACACTTATGCCTACATGGCAACTGGTGCCATCGTTGACCGCCGTGGCTACGTGGTATCACCTGACATGACCATCGGCACGCTTGCCGCCCGTCTCATGGGCTTCTACCCCAAGGCAGCAGCCGAGCAGTATGACGCCATTCGTATCGCCAAGCGAGTGAACAACTACCAGAAAGAAATTGTGGCGGGCTACCGCACCGCTTGGGTACAGGCCATGCTCACTGGCAACCGGGCCTATGCCCGCCAGATCGAACAGTCAGTGATCGAGTGGAACCGCGCAGCCAAGGGCACGCAGCTTGAGATTTCCAACTTCGTGAAGAATTCCCAGCGGGCTCTGAAGGAAGCACGGCGCAGCGCGGTCGAGCGTACGCTCAAGTCCACGAGTAAAGCAGGACGCGAGGAAGCGTCCCGCCTCATGGATCAGATGATCGAGTAGTCAGACCACGACCTGTAACTGGCCGAATGCCATGTTGTCCACGTTGTCATCGGCATCGTTGAGGATGCCCTGCAAGCGGTCGTGGATCAGCGACACGCCGAACACATAGGTCTGGCCGATCTTCACAGGCGTATCTTTACCCATGCTGTACTTGCCTGACTTCGGTGTAGCGTCCACGCCTTCCTTCTCAAAGTCCTTAGTGATCTGGTTGTAGTCACCACGGTTGGCTGTGACCCACTGCTTGAAATGTATCTTGTCCACCATGATGGTGCCGTGGGTAAAGTTACCACCGGATGTATTGCGATACACGTCGATCCTGATACGGATGCCGCTGCGCGGTAGCCGGGTGTAATCGAATGTCGGCTTCTGCCCCGTGGTGTGCATGACCGTCAGCGAGGCTGCGGCATTGTCGTTCATGTAAGCGGACAGTACGTCGAAGCAGTCCATCTTCACGGTCGTCATGGACGAGCGGATAGCACCAAGCTGGTTCAGTACGTAGAGCGTACCCTTGGTATAGTCATACTGGATCAGCCCCAGTTCATACGCCAGCTTGTTGGCGAAGTCGGCAAGGATAATGGCGTTCTCCCAGAAGCGTTCCTGTCCGGAGAAGTCGGCGTTGTACTTCTTCTTGAACTCCACGATGTGCTCCGCGATCATGGCCCGCAGACCAGTCTCGCCTATTGACACAAGATGTTTCAGGAAGACCTCACCCACTGCACCGTGGTGCTCCATGGCGAAGTTGTAGATCATGCGCCCCGCATCGGTCGAACGGGTGAACAGCGGATGGGGGTGCATGTTGATCTCAAGGATACGCGCCATCTGCGCGTCAGTATCCATACCGGATGTGAACAGCTTCGATGCCAGTGAGCGGTTGGCGCTGGTGGTGCAGGGCGTAGCCCACGTCCGGGCTTCCTTCTCCTCAGATGTCTTGGTGAGGCGGGCCTTGTCGCGGCCCTGAGAAACCCAGTAACAGAAGTCACCGACCTCCTTGTCCGGCATCATGGTGGCTTCATCAATCGTCACCGGCAAGTTATTGTACAGACCGAAACGAGAGAACACCGCGTTCTGTGTGAACTTGGCTGAGAAATGCAGCTTGGCTGGGTCACCATAGATCGACTGCTGCAGCACCTGTGCCAGCGTCTTGCCAGCGCCTGTCGGCCCGCAGAGATTGATCACCAGACCCTTGAGCCCGGTGAACTGGTAGAGCGGTGCGGAGAAGCCGACACCCAGCACAAACATATGGACAGGCATGTTAGCCTTCTGCAGTAGCGATGTGAACTGCGCCCACTCATCCACGGTGCCCTTCGTGCTGTACAGGTTCTCAGTCACGCGCTGTGACTGGGATGCCATCGTGATGTGCTCAGTCTGGACTACCCCATTGGTATCCGTCTTGAGTATCTTGTCGCCCAGTACGAACGAGGTATTGTTTTCCTTCCACCCCATGGTGGAGTACAGGTTCGTGACAGAACGTATCTGCCGTAGGCTGTCCATATATGAGCGTAGCATCTGCTGGAATGCCCCTGTCTGGTTCTTGTTTATGAGGACGATACCTCTGTCGCCCATCGCTGTCGGAAACTCGCGGCTGCCATCTGCGAGATAGGCTTGGCGGAATGCCAACTCTGTCCAGCCCACATGCGGGCGCTTCCAGTGGTAGCGAACTGTCTCGTAGCCAAGCGTCTCATCGTAGCCATAGCCAACGGGGTATATGTCGAACTTGCACACGTCGATGTCGGTGCCGTCCACTGTGTACTTGATGCCATCTGCCGTGCGCTTGTAGGGCTTGGGTATCGGAACCGTGAACGCTTCCTGATCCGGCGCGTCTTCCGCTACCTGCACTTCCTCGTACTGAAGCCCAAGCCTAGCGGGGCTGCCGATCTTTCCGTGGAACCTGCACTTCTTGCAGCCGTCCGGTCTCTCGCTCTCAAACTTACTGCACGTTGTCGGACCCGTGGCTGACGATCTCCAGTGGTTAAGCTTCTTCAGTGTCGCCGCTTCGTCGTAGCCGGGGTGCCCCTTGCTCCACTCGACTGCTACTTCTTCCGGCTTGTCGCAGAACGCTGCGATACCAATGAGCCCGTACCAGAACGGCTCTGTCACATCGGCTTGGTTGTTCACGCCCCACGAAATCTGCTGGCACTTCGCAACCAGTGTCGTTGCATTCGCCGGGGGATATTCTTGTTTGACTGCGAGGTTGTCGAGCAGTGTGGTCGTGCGCTTGGGTGCGGTAACTGTAACTGCAGCAGGAACATATCTATGAAGGATTGCCGACAGGTCTGCAGGAGCAACTTGGTCTGCGTTGAGCAGCACCTTTACTTCGTTACCACCCTTGTGGTTAATCGTACCGGGTGCTCTGAGAACACGAGCACTATCCGTCACCACGGTCGGATCGACCTTGAACCCGTGTGTACGTGCTGCTTCCTTGAGCCCAGCGGCCAGTGGCTTCCATGCCACGGGGGCAAGCTCTTCGGTCAATACCCAGTACACATGCAGACCATTGCCGCTATGCACGATCATCGGCTTCGGCAACTGCGTCTCGGAAATGAATGCGCCTAGCGCCTTGAGCCCCTGTTTCCAGTCGAGGTATGGCTTGTCTGGGCCGCAGTCCACGTCGAGATAGATTGCTTTGGTAAGCACCACGCTATCTTGTGTGCGTGTGTTCCCGCCGAACGATGACACGGCATAGTACGTGTTGTGCCCCTGCCCGCTCATCTGCTGCAGATAGCCAGCCAGCCCGTCGATATCATTGAAGAAACGCTGACGCGGATACTCGCCCATCATCGTGAAACAACAATACATTCCACTGGACGGTAGTACATGCCGTAAGAAGTCCGGCGTATTCATAGGGTCGTCTCCCGTTGGTGCTATCGGAACGAAAGGGGGAGCCGCGACACTCCCCCAACCGTGTGATGCTACTGCTCCTGACTGAGCAATTCAATAAGTCGCTGCACTCGATCCGGTTGTTCCATCTCCAGTACGTCTGGAGTGGGCCACCCCTGCTCTGTCAGCAATGCCAGCATCTGTTTTAACTTCAGCTTTACACGGGCCATGTTGGACATACGGGGCTGCTTGCCCCGTACCCATGCGTAATACGTAACCCGTGAAACGCCAAGCACCCTCGCCATGTCGGACACTGACAGCAACATATGTCTGCGCAGTACCTCAACCTTGGCGAAGTCTACAGGCTTCGGTGCGTTACTCGTCGTCAGCATTGGTTTCACCGATCAGAGCCGCGATCTCGTCAGCGATGTTGCTGGTGGGTGCAGCCACCTTGGGAGCAGCCTTCGGCTTGGGAGCCGGGGCCGGAGCCGCTTCAGCGGCGGGAGCAGCCGCAGCAAACCCACGCTTCTTGGCAGCAGGGGCAGGAGCCGGGGCTTCCTCTTCCTCCTCCACGACGGGAGCCGGGGCGGGAGCCGCCTTCACAAGCTGGGGCTTGGGTGCAGCGATTGCAACGGGAGCGGGCGCAGCAACTTCTTCCCCTGTGATGGCCTTGACTTCGGACGAGCCGAACAGGCTATCGACCGCTTCCATGGTGGGCTCATCGAGGAAGCCACCGAAACCGAACAGCAGCTTGGGGAAGGACGCATCGGTATCGAACGAGATACGGGTCTTGACGATTTCCGGTGCGATACCACGCATCGACAGTTCCTTCTGGTACTGGTTCAGCCCCTTCAGCGCAGCGGGCGTTACCTGCAGCAGGTAGATCGGGCCGGACGGATCATCGGCAGCCACCACAGCGAGGCGCTTCTGGTCGGCGCAAGCCTTGATCTTCTGGCCCATCGGCGTGACCTTGGAGCCCCACGCATTGTGCGGGCAGGTGGCGCAGAGATCATTCTGCGGGTCAGTGCTGTCGGCGCTGGGGCGCACACCATCCAGCGAAAAGCAATCCGGCGCAGCCGGTTCAGCATCCGGCGTCCACTGCTTGGCATACCAAGTCTTGGACAGGCGGGGATTGGCACCGACGATCACCACGTCGAGGTGGGTATTCGGCAGTACGGTCTCAGCATCGCCGTCCTTGATACGGAAGCGGGCACCCTTCAGCGAGATACGCGGAATGGCTTCGCCACCACCGATACCACCGGCCATGGACTGTGCCAGTGCGGAGGGCTGGCCGACACGCTTGGCGAGGTGAGCCGGAACCTGAATGTTGGTCGGGATAAGATTGCTCATGTTGTTCTCCTGTAATGAGCGTTAGTACTTGTTGGTCTTCACAGTGTAGTCAGTGCCAGCGATCTTGCTGAAGGCACGGTGGGCAACGATCTTCTCAGCCATGTCCCTCTCGTCGGTGCAATAGATCAACCGGACACCGCTGCCGAGGGTCAAAGAATTGGACTGTCGCCCTGACACACGCAGCAGATACCCGTTGTCGATGCGGTAGGCGACCAGTGCCATCTCCGAACCTTCAAGAACATCATGCGCCATGGGGCGCGGTGCTTCTGGGTCAAGGTCAATACCCAGCCACTTGCGTATTGCTCGTTTCATTTACTCCTCCTTTGCTGTTGGCTTACGCACGTTCACTTCAATGCGGGTGCCGTAGTTCACACCCGGTGGCACTGATTTCATCTGGTCGATATATCCACGCACGGCAGTCTTGCTGACGCGCTTCTCGAACATATCGAAAGCATCGTTCTGCTTCACGAAGTTGAGCATCGCATCCCAATCCGCCACTGAAGCAAAGTCCACCGTGGTAAGAAACGCTGTGCCGTGCTTTGTCTTGAACGAGGTGACGCCATTGGCATCAGCCTGTTCCTTGATCCAGCTTTCTAGCTTGTCCATCTTGGCAGTGATCTCACCAGCCTTGGCTTCCGCTTCGGCTTTGATCTGCCCCTTCTTCTCACGCAGCTTCACATATGCTGCGATAGCATCATCTATGGTAACCATAGTTCCTTCTCCTGTTGGCAAACTTATTTATTCATTTCTTGCTGGATCAGATCGAGCAGGAGACCCTGCATCTTCTGCTTACCAGCAAGTCTATCGAACACCTTCTTTTCTAGCAGGGTGCTTTGAATGTGGACCACGTTTGATACGTGGCGCTTCCCGATACGCTCCACACGTCCATTGGCCTGTGTGTACTGCTCATTGCTTGCAATGGGTCCATACCAAATGACGGTGGATGCTGCAGTAAGCGTGAGGCCGTGAGCCATTGTAGCAGGGTGAGCGATGAGTACTTTAGGATCAGCGGCGTGCTGGAAGTTATAGAATATCTGGTCACGAGCTGATGACGATACCGCGCCATTGACCGTAGCCACAGTCCATTGTTTCGACAGTTCGCGTTCGAGCATTTTGAGCGTGCCCGTGAGCGGCACAAACACGATGACTTTACCCCCAGCTTCCTCAATGACTTCTTTAACTGCTGCCACGCGGGGTCCACAGTCGAGTTCAATGTGATTACCGTCTTCGCCATAGGCTACTCCGCAAGCGATCTGGATCAGCTTCATCATCTTCACGGCTTCGTTGACCGCCGTGATGGTGCCATCGGCACCGCCTGTCTCCGTGATGAGATGCTTCAGCATCTGCTTGTAATGATGCTCTTGGTCCTTGGTCAGTGGTACCTCACGGGTCTGCAGCACGGTATCAGGCAGATCGAAACACTCATCGCGGGTGAACCTGACTGACGGCTGCAGGATATGCTTGACGATCTCTGGTGCATCAGGACGAGCAATGTATTTATACATGCTGATCTTCATCATGACCTGATCTCTGAACGCAGTGTATGTCTTCGTGCAGAACGGACTGTCGATCAGCTTCGCCAGAGCCCACGCATCGGTGGGTTCATTCGGTGTCGGCGTGCCTGTCATCAGCCACAGGCGCATCTTGGGTTCCTTCTCCAGCCACTTGCGGAACGACTTGAACCGCTTGGTCGTGGGGTTCCGCAGCACCGCCGCTTCATCCACGATGATGAGGTCGAACATGCCATGCGCTTCCGGCGCGATGATGGGGAAGCCATCATGGTTGATGACGTAGAAGTCTGCGTTCTGGCGCAGCAGTTTCTTTCTGCGCTCGGCTGTGCCGTGCAGCACCACTGCCCTGCGATGGGTCAGGTTCATGTAGACAGCGTCACCCCAGACGCGCTCCAGTGTGGAGAGCGGCGACATGATGAGCACCTTGCTCACGGCACCTGTCTCGATCAGGTAGTCTGCCGCCCACAGGGCGCTCTGGGTTTTGCCAGTGCCGATCTCGTTGAGTACCAGTCCCTTGCGGTTGACCGTGAGGAAGGCAGCCGTGTCCTGTTGGTGCTGGTATGGCTTGAACCGACCCGGCCAGTCGTAGTGGTAGAGGATGGGCGAGGGTGCGCCGATACCCAGATTGTTAAGGGCCTCGACTTCCTCGACCTTGTGGGGTGTGACCACCACCTCCTGCCCACGTATGTTTACACGCTGCGCCGTGGGGATGCTGGCAAGCACCCGCTCCGGGTTGTTAAGTTTGAGAGCCAGCGCCTTGGCGGATGGAAGCACCAGCATCAGGCCACCATTACCTTGAGTGCGTTACGCAGGACGGACAGGCTCTCCTCGCTGTCCACCACAAAGCAGGACGCGCCAGCGGCCATCATCTCCTTCATGGTCTTCTCCTGTAAAGCGGTGACGCCGCGCTTGGCACCCGGCGCTTTCACTTCGATACCAACCATGCGCCCGTCCACACAGGCGATCCGATCAGGGATACCAGACCGGCCATAGATGCCCGACTGAGGGGCAAAGAACCACACACCTGCTTCCTTCAGCACCGCGTCCACCTTTTTCTTCATCTTTGCTTCGGGGGTACTCACCATAGCATATCCTTTACAGTTCTGTCAAGTAGCAAAGTCGCACAGGTGCCGCGCCGGGCAAAATTTACACAGGCCGCTGGGTTTGGCGGGCCAGTCGTCGCTATGTAAACTTCTTTCTATGCGACTGACCTTGTTTAACAGGTTGCTCCACAGTTCACCGACATTGTTCCGGTTGTAGGTATTCCGGTCGATGGCTTGGTCCTTCAGCCAGATGAACCCACTGCTCACCTCGTCCACGTCCTTGTGGTGAGCGAAGACCTGTAAAGCGAACAGTTCCAACTGGTCGAAGTCCGGGCGGCGCTTGCCTGTCTTCCAGTCCAGCACGATAGCCCGCTTGCCCTTGAGCACCAGCACGTCCAGCTTCGACCGCATCCACGCATCATCCGCCCACCAGCCAGTGGGCTTCAGCTTGCGGTTCAGCGTCATCTCCTGCTCGACCATGAGCGTACCGCTGCCAGCGGAACGCAGGACAGCATCGACCAGTGGGGCGTAGGTCGCCGCCTCGGGCGGCAAGTCCTTGTCGTCACGCAGCCGCTCCTCCAGCATCTTGTGCAGCCGCTCCCCATAGAGGGTAGCCTCGCCGCCGGGATCAGTGACCTGCTTGGCGATGCGCTGGTGGTAATATCTTTTAGGGCAATTGTCGTACATCTTGATCGAAGAGTACGAGTGCGTCAGCACAACCTCTTTGGTGTCAGTCACTTCTCACCTCTCAGTGCGCGGACCAGATTGACCATGCGTTCCCACTCCTCGCTCTCGCGGAGAGCATCCAACTTGGCGGCTTTGCCCCATTCCTTCAGCATAAGTTTCAGCTTCTTCATTTGCAGCGATACCTCTTGTTTCCATTCTTCGTATACCACACGGGGGTCTTGGAGCCGCAGCGGTGCGATACTTTCTTTGTCGGTTTCTTATACGGGTTCTTCTGCTTCGCCTCGGCTTCCATCAACTTGTCCACAGTCGGTGGCACCCTCGCCTGTTCCTTTGACATGGGCGGCAGCTTGTGCGGATCGAACGGACACTTGTAGACAACTGTCTCCTGCACATCAGGACGATGATCCATCTCGCTGACACATGGCTGCGACATGAGGATGCTGATCACATAGCTTGCTGATAGAAACGACATCACGCATCCTCCATCGCTACGAGTGCCAGCACACCGGCTTCGCGGAACATCTGCTTGGCAACAGTGAACTCCTCCTCTGGCATACTGGTCGTGCCGTTGCCGACATAGACCGTGACGATACCAGCTTGGATCAACGTCCTTGCACAGCGGGCACACGGCATGTGTGTGACATAGGCAGTGCCACCTCTGAGGCGGGCACCGACCCGTGCTGCTTGGGCAACCGCGTTCTCCTCGGCATGGCTTGTCCAAAGATATTTGGCTGGGCGTTCCATCCGCTCGGGCAGATCATCCACACCGGACGGGATACCGTTGTAGCCCGTGGATACCACGACCTTATCCTCGCTGACGATGACGCACCCCACCTTGGTGCTCGGGTCTTTCGACCGTGATGCCACGACCACGGCCATCTCCATGAAGTAATCCTGCCATGACTTTCTCATTTGCTTTGGTCTTCCTCATCGGTGTGCCACTCGGCATGTGTCGATCTACACTGTAGGCACTTGTATGTTGTCGATGTACGCTTCGGTCCCTTGCGAAAGCGTATGACCTTCAGTTCGCCACCACACTTGTCGCACTTGGTCATGTGTCGTGGTCCTTCTCATCTGTAAGGCAGAGTTCACGCAGCACTTCCACCATCCGCGACGGGGGCCACGACACCTCGTCAGTCACCGGATCACGCTTGATGTGATGAGCATCCGCCATGCGCTGTGCGTCAGGCGGTGGTCCCTTGGTATCGCTATTTACAATCCGCATAGTTCACTCCCATGTTGGCTTCACAATTCACAGGTAAGTCCGGTGCCCACACCGGAGGCGTACGCATCACGTCCTCCACGAATGCCTTGGCTTCCTCTGCCTCGGCTTCATCCACCATGCACACCACCTCGTCGTGTACCTGCAACACGACCTTGTAACGCTGACCAATGCGAACCATCTGGTCGCACACGACGATACGAGCGAGAGCTTGGACGATGTTCTCCGTCATCTTGCCCCCGTAGATATATGTCCAGCCGTCGAACTCCTCGCCTGTCAGCTTGGCCTTGGTTGCGGCCAGCATGGCGCGGCTATCACCGACGAACTTGAACCCCTCCAACGTACGGTTCAGCAACGGGTAATGCAGTCGTAGACCATTAGGCAGACCAACATGGTCCTGCCCGAACGTGACACCCGGCCTGATCTCACCGCTCTCACCCATGACCATGCGCCCCAGTGCCCAGCCACATCGGTCCCATAGCGCCTGTATCATGGGATACTTGCTGCGGTAGACACCAACGATGGACTTGGCTTCTTCCTCGGTGAGATCGACCTTCATGCCGCCAGCGCCTAGTGACAGTGTAGTCTGGAACTTGATCCACCCCATGCCATAACCAAGCCCAAGCACAGCGGTCTTGCCAACGTGACGCTCCAGCTTCTCGGCCTTGGTAATCTTGCGACCATACACATCAGTGGCAAACTCACAGTATACATCGCGTCCCTCGCGGAACGAATGCAACAGGCTTGCCTGTCCTGCCAGCCACGCCACGATGCGGGCTTCGATCTGAGCACTGTCACATGCCAGAAGAAGTTTCCCTGCGGGAGCACACAGCGCACGGCGAAGCGTGCCGCCACGAGGCAGGTTCTGAAGGTTCATCTTGTCGCCACCAGAGAAGCGCCCGGTGTGAGCACCGTAGTAGTTGAGCATGATTGGCAGAGGCCCGCGCTCTGCCACCCCCATAAGCGCAGCGGTTCGCGTTTCCTCCAATGTGGATTTCACGCCAAGGCGGGCACCGACTATCGCTTGCACTCGGGTATCAGGATGTTCCAGTAACTTGGTAAACGCTGCGTCTGTCTTGCTAAAGGCAAAGGTTGAATTGCCAGTAGTCTTGCTGGTCTTCTTGGGTGGCTCGACACCCAGTGCGCTCAGTACATTTGCCAGCTTGTCGTTGCTCATCAGCTTGGACTTGATCTCTTCCTCGGTATCGCCAAGCCACGACAGTTCTTCCATGAGCAAGGACTTCTTGTTAACCACGTCAGTGTGGTGCTGAAGCAGCAACATCTTGTCGAGCGTGATGGTCGGCTCTGTGTACATCCTGATAGTCTGGTCGATCAGCAGCAACTCGTTGGTGGGAAACTTGCCCTTGAGCTTCTGGAAAAGCTGGTAGGTCAGGTCCACATCGTTCAAACAGTACGCACCGTAGCGGTTCATCTCGTCGGCTGTGAAGTCAGCACGCCGCTTGCCAAGAGCATGGATCACTTCCTCGCCCTTCTCACCCAGCTTGTAGTAGCTGGCGAGTTTCTTCAGCGAACCGCCCACAGTTATGTTGTGCCATGGGCGTGCCATCGACAGCGTGTCGAGCCATAGCCTCGGCTTGATACCGAAATGCCACGACAGGATAGCGCCATCGAACACGGTGTTATGGCAGAGGATAGCCCGCTTGCTGTAGTCCAGCGACTTGAGAAACCGTCCGGGGTCACTGCCACTGTACCAGTCAGCAGGCTGGTCGTTCACCTTCACGCCCACACCGATCACTTCAAAGCGAGGATCACGGATATAGGCTTCGGTCGTCATCTTCGACAGGGAGAACTCCTTGTCGTAATAAGTTTCTAGGTCTATCGTTACAATGTCCATCATAGAAACACCCACATTGCAAATGCGCCAATCCCCATGCCAAGCAGCAGAAACGTGCCAGCAAAGAACAGGCACAACCAGAACAACTCTTTGTCAGATAATGATGGTACCATCAGGGTTTCTCTCCTGTAATAATGCGATACCTGTGCCGCAGCATTTGATAATCCATTCTAACGTCGGACAGTTTCCAAGACATAACCACATAGACAACGCCACCAGCCGTCCAACCGGCAGATATGCAGTACCAGAGTACTTCCCAGATTGAGAACGTCATGTATCCTCATCCCGATCTTTGCCAAGGTGTGGCAGTGGAACAATAGTTAAACAGATCACAAGCCACAGAAATATACTTACGAGCAGTGCAATATCTTCACTCATGCGTCCTCCCGCATTGCACGTTTCAGATCAGCCAGCAGCCATGTCGGCCAGAAGCTACTCCGTGGTGAGACAGAGGCGGTGATGGACGCAGTGCGTCCACCCCGCTCGACTGTGATGTGAAAGTGTTTGGCCTGTGTTACATCGAGAACCTTGTAGCCCGCATCTTCACAGACTTTAAGGACTTGTCGTCTGGTTATTGCCACGACCAACCCCCATACGTTTCTGTGCGGCATACGCCACGTCGAATTGTTCAAGCAAAGCAGGATGATTAACCTGTAGAAAGGTTCGCATCGCCGCGTACTCTGCCTGAAGCTTAATAAGATCAGCAACGCTCTGCGCTTGGGGACTACCCTTCAACGCATTTGACAAAGGTTCATAGTAAGCAGGGTCTGCTGTCCACCCCGGACTGATCCCAGTGGTATTGGCGTAGATGTTAGGTGCCATAGGGTCTGTCATCCTTGCCAGTGGAGCGACCATAGTACTCAAGCAGGAACAGGATGCAGCACCCGGCATGGGCCAGATGAGACAGGCCCGTCTCAGGATCACGATCCTCACCACGCCACCATGCCCACATGTGGCGCATCAAGGCAGAGAAGGGACGCGACCATGCCATGCCCTTCTCCCAGTTGCGGTCGCCATACTTGGCAGCACCGAACTCAAGGACCAGCACGATCTGCCTTAACGCATCCGGCGGCAGCAGATGCCACGGTGCCTTGTCAGTATCATCCTTGCGTCCCTCCATGGGAGGAAACAACAGCGGCGACTTGTTACGCTTGCCAATAAGTTTCTTGGCGATGTACTGTGTCACGCCTGTGTTCTTGGCTACGTTGTATGCTGAAGCTTCTGGAAAGGTTGCGATATAATCTTCGGCAACCTTAATTCGTGACGTATCACGCTCCCATGCAGTTGTACGTTTCATTTCTTCCTCGCTGAGATGGGTTGCTCCAACAGGTGAGGCATGGGCTCGTGGTACACCACACGATGGCCCTGCACTTCCCATGGATTGTACTGGCCCTGCTTCTGCCGTCGCTTGTAGTGGTCGACCCCCATGCGGACCATGAGTGCGAGACAACCACCGACAATGGCCGACAGGCCCATGAGTGTGTAGATATAAAGCTGAACGTCACTGCTCATCGAAAACCTCCTCGTTCTTCACGGGCACCTCCGGTGCGGCATAACCGACAGTGGCACCGATCATAGTCTCCAGTGCGCGGCGACGAGCGTTGAACTCCTCGGTGATCTGCGCCTTGCGCTCGTTAATGCGGGCAATGTCTTCATCAAGACGTGCCAAGATATTGGCAAGGCACTGGTCGGACATGCTGATCTCATGCTCGACACCATTCACGATGGACAATAGGCTAGTCATTCGTCTTTCTCCTTCACTGTTAGCTTGTAACCAAGTGCATTTATAACGGCTTCTAATTCCATAATGCGGGGGGAGCGAACTCCCACCCGCCACTTGCGCATGGCACTGGACGAGACACCCGAACGCTTGGCAACATCCTCCTGCGAGGCGAGTTGCTTGTTCATCTGTTTCCACATCCAGCGCACCAGAGGGTGTACTGCCATCCCCTTACGGGGCTCTTTCTGCTTCTGATAATTCCTCATGACAGGGACGAGCGTACCTGAGATGAATGTCCCTGTCTAGTCCTTGATGGTGATGACACCAGCGTTGAGCCGCAGCTTGCGGCTGTTGGACTTGACCGTGTTCTCGAACACAGCAACCACGGCTTCGCCATAGGACGAGTACTTCTGCACCGTCCATCGACTGGTGCAATGCGTCAGCAAGCGGGCTGTCTCGACCGACACCTCGCCGGACATGATAGCCTCGGTCAGTTCCTTCAGGTCGTCATCGCTGAAGTAGGTGTGGTAGCGCGGCTCGTCGTTCCTGTAGGCGTCAAGCGCACCGACACGGGCCATAGCCCGCAGCCTGAGCCGGAAGGATTTCAATCCAGCCAGCCATTGCTTGCGTCTATCCTCGTTGACCTTGGGTGTCATGTCCTTGGGGTTGATAATCTCACCCGTCTTGAGGTTCAGGATCAGCCCTTGGAAATACTCCTGCGCTTCCTTACGCATCGCAAGGTACGCCTTGTAGCGGGCATCATACTCTGCGGTGGTGTACCCACCGTAGCTAGGTAACTTAGTCCACGCGCTTTCATGTACGACTTTGTACCTGCCGGTATCGAAGTTCTGGAAATCTACTGGCAAGAGCTTAATCATGTTCATCGCAAGCGAATTGCCAGCAGCCCACACCTGTCTGGTCGTAGCAACAAACTCCAGTGTGTCGTCCGGGTGCAGCTTCGCCAGCTTGAGGCTGTGACAATTGATTTCGATATGGTCATCCCGCAGGAACAGCCGGAAGGCTGACGTGTACTTGCGTCCACTGAGGTGGGGGCTTCTGCCCCCACTGACGAAATCGTACATCTCAGCATAGCTTTTGAACGGATGCTTCCAACCCATGGTGTCCTCCTTATCGGGTGATCTTGGCGATGGTGACGGCAGCAGTCAGGGACGTAAGGTCCACATCCAGTTCCGCCGCAGCAGCGGGCTTGGCACGCTCCACCACCTTGCGGTGGCGTTCACGAAACGTCTCAGGCACCAAGTCCCACAGCGGAGGCCATGCCTTGAGAGCAGGGGCCAGTGTCGAGTGTGCTTCGACCACGGCTTTCACACCGGATACGAACTCATCGCGCTGTTTCTCGAACGCCTTGATGTTCTGGTGCCATGCGATGATCTGGTCGATATACTGCTGGTACTTGGTACCCTCGCTCGGCAGCTTGATCGTGATGCCATACATGCTGTCGAGAAGCACACCGTCATCCAGCTTGATGCGGCTTTCCACCTTGGGGTACGGTGTCCTGCTCTCATAGGTCGCTTCGATATACCCACCGACACAGGGTGCCTTGATCTCCACGCGGGTGGTCCACCGGAAGAAATCTCTCGGCAACATGTTTACGGATGGCATGAACTGGGCATAGGCCAGATCACACACCTCCTCTGCTATAGGCGGCAACGCCTTGAACGCATCTTGGATGCGCTTGCTGAACAACGCCTTGGCATTGTCAGTTATGGCGTTTTTGAGTTCATCTGAGAAACGTACGACAGCCATAAACTTATACTCCTGTGTTGGTCTGGATTGTAAATCTGTTATTCTTGAAGCTCACACTGGCCTTGCCCAGTGCGATGTTCTGCAGAGCCACCGTCATGCAATGCACATCACGATCACGCTTTCGCAGTTTCAGTTCCAAGGCTATTGCCCACAGGCATAGCCCTGTGATAATCGCGTATTCCATGGGGAGCATTCGCAGCCTCTCCTGTTGGTGCTGGGCGGGGGTCTGACTACCCCCGCCCGTTTTGTTACATGCGGACAACTTCACCCCACGGGGCCTTGTCCGCACCATTGGTCACCCACAGCACAGGATGCTCCGGTGCAGGACCAAAGTCATCGCAGTACAGGTCGGTGAGGAACACGGTCGCCACCGGGTTGATGTTATGTTCCGTCATGTAGCGGAACACCGGGCTGAACGCCGTACCACCGCCGCCATGGGGAGCAATGGTTGCATCATCGCCACGCTCAAACTTATCGTAGTGACACACGGTGCTGTCGAAGTAGATCACATGAGCCTTGACCGGACACATGTCCTCCCAGATTGCACGGAACTCGGCAGCGAACTCGTTCAACTCCTTCTCGCCCACTGAACCGGAGCAGTCGATGGCAACAGCCACCTCACCCAGCACCTCACCGCTGATGGATGGCAGGTACATTCCCATGGCAGCCATACGCCTGTTGGGCTTGGCCCATGACCGGGTGTCGTTCTTCTGGCGCTGCACGAACTTACGCAGCACTTCACGCCAGTCCACCTTGGGCTGGAGCGTTTGCGACACAAGCCGTTCCATGCCAGCGGAGAGCTTGCCCATCATCTTGGCAGCTTGCGCTGCCTGAGCCACCCGAACGCGCATCTCGGCCTGTTCCTGCGCTACTTCAGCGGGTGAACCCTCGGCTTCCACCACGTCATCGCCCGTACCGGGAATGGGGTTACCACCGGACTGACCACCGCCTTGACCGCCACTACCATTGCCTTCCGGAGGTTCCGGCAAGATGTCATAGATACCATCCGTGGTGCCCTTGCCAGCGTCGTATGTCGCCTTGTTGAGCAAGCCACCGGGAATAAATTTCCCGATCTTCTCGTCGGTGAGAAGCTGGTTGATGACGTAATCGCCAGCCATGTTCCACTTCTTGTGGTTGCGACCCTTCACGCGGTAGTTGTGCTCGAACATGGGATGGAACACCTCATGCGCCATGAGAAACTTAAGCTGCTCGTCGTCCAGTTCCTCGCAGAACTTGGGGTTGAACTCGATCCACTTGCCATTGGTGGCAGCGGTGGGAAAGCGTTCGCTCACCCGCAATTCGAGGTTCAGTGCCAGCGTGCCGATAAACGGCTGTTCAAGGACCAGTGCGGTCCTTGCCTTGGCAAGGCGCTTTTCGAGGGGCATTGTGTTGTGTTTCATTTCGTTTTCCTCGCGTTGATTAGAGTATTCACGTCGTACTGAAACTGCTGCCAGTTTGCTTTCTGTTCGCGTACTTCCATGTCGGAATAGGATTTCCACCGCATGGCAAGCACTTGCCCATTAGAAGCGTGTCCTCCATCCACCCAATAACCTAACTCAGGCAAACCCATTACTCGCAACTGAGCGAGTAGCGTTGTCACATTCTCCTTTCTGTACCTCATTCGTTAGTTCCTCCATTGTGGTCTATGTAGTCGGCAAGCGCAGGCCACCAGTAACGTAACTCACTTGGTGGCAATGTCCAAAACGGTGTCGCTTCATTGCTGCCCCCTGCGTAGAACAGCGGGAACTCAACACCCAGCACCCGTAACTGTGCCAAGATGAGCCTAGCTTTCTTCAGGCCGGGGTATTGTCGTGGGATATCCATCACTGCCCCATGAACACAGCCATGCGGTCCATGATTTCCTTGGCCTTGGCAGCGGTGTCACGCCGCAGGTCAGGGTCATTACGCAGTGCATCGGGGTGATACGAGATCAGCTTGCTCTCCACCTCACGGCGCATCTGCTCCAGTGTCGGATCATCAGCGAAGTTAAGCCGGGGAAGCAACTCACAGAGTTCACGGGCGTTCTCCAGCATTGTGTCACGGAACACCGCGCTGGGATTGGCAAGACGCTCCTCAATATGTTTCACCTTGTCGTAGAGACGCTGCCATACGTCCTTCATTGCGGAAGCACTTGCTTCCTGCACCCGGCGCTCCACGTCCTGTTGGATACGCGATAGCTCCTCACTGGCAATGCTGACACGGAAGTCATTGGACGGAACCGGGAACACCGCGAGGTCCATCTTGAACTTGCGGTCGATATTGTCAGGGTGCGGATAGTCGTTGGCGTCGAACAACGGGCCAAGGGTGCGCTTGGCATCGTTAATGTAGCTTTCGTAGTTCATGGTGAACTGTGTCACCAGCCATTGCCATTCGGACTTCTTCTTGCGGAAGCTGGTCATAAACTCGAGATAGTTGGACGTGGGCAGCAACTGCGTGCCTTCGATGCCCCACGGCAACGTGTTGTCGTAGAACTCACCACGGATTTGATTGGCCTTGCGGTGGACCAGATCAAGCTGGTCATTCATGGGCAGCAAGGACTTGTTATACCGACCGACAATGGCATCCACGCCATTGCTGTCAGCCACCTCCTTGGTGGCCCGCTTGTCGAACTTACGGGCTGTCCACTGGCTGATGTTCAACTGCACCAGCAATGCTCTGTCGTTGAGGTTCATCACTTCTCTCCTGTGGTTATACGTTGGTATGCACGATATGCGGTAAACAACTCCTCACCCACCCCCTCACGGAGAATGGTTGTCAGGTCTTTGTAGGGCCACTCTGCGGCATGGGCGAACATCGCCCGCTGTATCATTTCGCGCTTGTCCCGATGAAAGCGCATCAGCCACTCGTAGAATGATGGACGGATCACTTGCGGCGCTCCTGTAACGTAGCGGCCTTGTAGGCCAGCCACTTGAACCAAAGACCGGGTTCTTCCTTCTGAATGCGCGTTACAATTTTTGTGTTCACCTTTGTTGGTGACTTGCGCGTTATACCCTGCTCACGCAGGAACTTGGCAAACAACACCGCCTCACCGAACTCCATCATATCCACCCCTGTAACCGGGCATAAGCCCTCGCTATTTTGAACACGGCAGGATAGTGGCGCTGCACGAAATGCTGGAAGGATATGTGCATACTGGTGTTATCGTGGAGGTGCGCTTCGTATTCGGTGTAGATAATATCAAGCAAGGCACCACCCTGCGTTGCCCTTATGGCCCGCCCCACTGCAAAATAGTGTTTCTTGTCCATCGCCCACTCCTATCGGCAATGCTGCGATGCAGCACTATCGGCAGGAGTGGTGGGGCTATAGCCCCACCACGTTAGCCCTACGGGCTAAAAGAGAACATCCTGATGTGCCACAGCCCACTTGGAAAACGCCGCACTGGATGCCAGTGACGGATCACGCCGCGTTGCAAGGCTGATAGCAAGCACACTGAACTCAGGCGGCATACGCTCCACATAGGTGCAAACCCGGTCGAAGTTGCCAGTGGTTGCCTTGCTGGCGAGAGCACCGGACAGCGCATAGAGGGTGGAGGGTTCCGTGGGCACCTCGGAACCAGTGGGGTTGAGCAGGATTGCATCGGGGTTAGGCAGCTTGCGCCAGATACGCAGGAAGCCCGTGAACTCAGCCGCAGGGCCTTCACCCACGGCACCGCTGAACGTCTCGTACTCGGCCTCTGGCGGCACGTTACCGACCATGGCACCGACACCCTCCACCCATGACCGGGGAGTGGGGTTCTTGTCACGCTGGGGGTCGAAATCGTGCAGCATGGCGGGCTTGAACCGGATGAAGCTGATAAGCTCCGGCTGGACGTTATGGTCAATCGCCCACTTGGTCCAGTCATCAAGGTGCGTCTCGTACTCGTATGTCGTCTCGCGGTCGCTGAGATGGCTCAGCACCTTGTTGGCACCAGCCCGGTCCTTCTGGCGATTGCCGGTGGATACGACCATCCAGCCTTCCTTCATCCGCACACCGTGGAGGTTACGTGCCTGCTGGACGTTGGCGAGGACTTTCTGCAACTCTGCACCGCACTGGTTGCGGTCATCGAAGCAGATGAACCCCCGTTCCGGCAGGTCATCCCTGTACTCGGCAGGGAACCAGTCCGGCACCTTGTACCCAAACGTATTGCTCTCCGTGTTCAGCATGTCAGGGATGCCGAAATCCTCCACCACCATGGTGGGCATGTGCTTCTCGACATAGCCGAACTCGTTATCCCCGAACACCTGACAGGAGCCGACATAGTGGTATGCCGTGGTCCCAGCCAGATCAGCCGCCGTATCGCGGACGAGGCTCGTTTTACCGCCACCGGGCGCACCTTCGATGATGACACTACGCTTGTTGCTGTTGTAGATGGCCTTGAGCGTAGCCTTGAGCAGTTCTGGACGCATTCTATGTGTTTCCTGTTGGTTGTTGTGGTCTCATCAGGCGGTGCATGACACCGCGACCGCCGCTAGGCGGTTTCGACCTTATGTTTGCTACACCGGAGCCACTGGTGTGTCGTCATCCTCATCGCTGTCAGCCCAGTCATCCTCGCTGAAATCAAAGTCACCGGGATATGCCAGCACTGGTTGCTCCAGTGCCGCCTTGAGGCGATCCACCGTGGTGGTGAGCGATCCGATATCCTCCCCAGTGAGGAAGGGTTCGCCATGGGCGTAGGGCTTGCCTTGCTTGTTGTAGAACACCTCCACCAGTGACAGGGTGAGTTCGAGCGTTTCATCATCCACAGTGCGGATAACTCGGTGGTTCCAGTACATGTTAGCCTCGTTTGACTAGTTATGAGTGGGATATGTCAGACACATACAAACATCTTTATGCAGCGATCTCGTTCCCTGCCAAGCGCCATACTACCAACTGCTCGTAGCCAACGGCAACGAGGGTCTTCATCGCTGTGCATGACAGCTTGGTGGGTATGATGTGGAAGGGATGTGCCTTGCTGTAGTGCTTGGATGTCGTGGTGCCGTACTTGTCCTCGTTGGCGAACCAGCGGTGAGTGGTGGGCTCATAGACGAACAGTGGCCAGTGCTGGCCATAGCTAAACACGGCGTAGACGCCGCTATCGCACCAGTAACCGAACAGTTGCTTGTTGCTCGTATGGAAGGGAACCCTACGCTCCACGAAGGTGCGGCAGGACTGGACAGTGGTCTCATGGGCGGTTACGCCGTTAATCTTACCCATTGTTGACTTCCTCCATATCATCCAGATGTTGTTCGATCAGCTTGATAACCGTATCAAGCACCATGATCCTGTTAAGACCATCCATGTTGTCCACCTCACGGATGGTACGAACCAGCAGCTTAAGCATAGCCCGGTCAGCGGGCACTTCTGTCCTAACCATTACTTTACATTGCCTCCTTTGTTGTTAATGCCAAGAAGCTCTTGGCGGCTGGTGATGACTGTATAGTTGCTCTTGTGCATAGGCACTACGGTAAACTTAACACCCTTAGCGTGATGAGCACCACAGGTGATACACGTATCGGAGATACGCGCTCTTGCTATGGGCAGTATAGGAAGTTTACAAACCTTACAGTTTAGCATGTATAGTTCCTTATGGACGTAGTTTGGGCCGGGCCTCCATTGTGCCACGGGGCGGGGCGGCTTGTCAAAGCGGCGGCCTTAAGATGTGTAAGGTTTGTATAGTTTGATAGTGGTGAAGGTGTAAGGTTTGTAAAGTTGTTAAGGCAAGGCGTGTAAAGTAGCAAAAATGATTTGTAAAGTAGCAAAAAATGGAGGCGGGTATCTGAGTATTAGAGATAGTGAATATAGGAACAAAACCAATGGGTTAGTGTGTAAAGAAAGGCAGGTATCTAAACTATCTAAGTTTTTGGAGGTAATGTGGTGCTAAAAAATTTTTTGGACGAATGTCCCAGTTAAGTTGTAAAGCAGTGTCGTTCTACATTTGTTCCAAGAATTATTTTGCGGTGTCGTGTAACCCAAAAACCCTTATTATTTAGATTTTCTGTCTAATATAATATATATATATAGGAGCCAACCCCTTGGTTTTACTGCGTTTCCTTGGTGTAAAGTGTAAACTTCTAGGAATAATGTCGGTTAAGTTTCGTTTTGCTAGTTTACATTGTCTAGATACTTAACAAGTTTACACAGCTAGATGCCCAAGTTTACAGTGTTAAGTCGTGTTAACGCGCGCATAATGCGACCTATAGGCCCCCGACGTATGGTCGAGCGATAGCGAGACCGAACCGCGCAGCAACTAGAGGCTTCGACGTTTAGAGGCGGTCAGTGCCCGCTGGTTCGCAGACAACAAAAAAGGGTGGGGGCTCACGCCCTCCACCCGTAGATGATAACCAGTCCGATAGCGACGAAGAGTAGATAGAATGCAAGTGTCATGTGTTCCACTCCTGTTGAGGTAGAGGGGCGGTTTCCCGCCCCTCCCGTTTAGCCCTTGATCTCGTGGATGATCCGCCCGAGTTCGTCCTTTATAACGATGGGGAACGGCGGCTTCGCTTGCCTCGCGGCGAGCGTGCTTGCCTTATCCAAGGCCCGTGTCCACGAGTGGACTAGGGCAGAGGTTTCCCGACCATTGGCGGCATAATAGGTCACGAAGTACATAGGCAATTCTCCTGTTGGGTTGATTGTGGGAGGGGTCCGGAGACCCCTCCCGTTCCTGCTTACTTCAGCTTGAACACGTTCTTGGCTGCAGCCTTGGGCTTTTCTGCGGGGACCGCCGCGACACTCAACCTACCAAAGCGGTAGCCGAATGCGAGGGTATGTCCCTCAGGGATCATCGAGGATGCCTGCTTGCGCACGCCTTCCTCAAAGGCTTCCCTGATCTTAGCCGTCTTGCTCTGCGCGTCCTTGAGGGTGGCATAGAGCTTCTGGTTTTCAGCAGAGAGGTCCGAAACTTCGATCTGCATCCAAGCGAGCTTGTCGTTAGACATGGTGTTCACACTTTCAATCAGCAGGGGCCTTGGTAGACCCGGCCCCCTTAGGGGTCATCTAGGCGTCACCGCTTCGACACCTTCAATATGGCAGGAACGTCCCAGAATGTCAAAAAGCCCGGTTTTCGCGGGCGTTTGCGCCGCGCGCCCTCGGGCATTGCGCGTGCATCCGCGCCGCATGGGGGGAGGGGTAGGGGGGCCACATGGATTGGCTTGCGATAGGCCCCGTCCATTTGTAGGCAAACGCTCAATCCAAGACCCCAAAAACCAATACTTTACATAATTGTATAGTTTACTCGCCCCGTTGACACCTAGCCCGACCGCAGACATAATCCCACGACATGGACCTGAGCCCATTCAACTATACCAAGTGGTCGGACCGTCTGGCATTCGACATGGCCCTGCTTCTGGAGGGCAGTGGCGAGGAGATGAGCGAGATGCTGAGCCGTCACCGGATCAGCACGGACGAGATTGCCGCCTTCAGCAAAGACCCGGTTTTCCTCAAGAAAGTGGAGCATTACCGGGAAGAAGTGCGTGAGAAGGGGCTTACTTTCCGGATGAAGGCCCGAGCACAGGCAGAAGAACTTCTTGTCACGTCTTGGACCCTTATTCACTCCCCCGATGTCTCAGCCGCAGTCAAAGCCGACCTGATAAAGCAGACGGTCAAGTGGGGCGGGCTGGAGCCCAAGAACGACATCGACGCATCTGCCTCTGGTGGCGGCGTGCGGATCACCATCAACCTCAATCAGCCCGTGGAAACCGAGACCTACGAGTACGACCAGAACGTGATCGAGCACGATGGCGATGAGGTCCAAGACGATGAACTTGCCTGATACCGTACTCGACGCCTTTGGCGAAGACCCTGAGACGGGCCGATACTCGGCACGGATATATTCAGCGACTGCCGCCCGCGAGATCGAGCGCACCCTTGCCGAGGCAGGGATCAGCTACCAGACCCGGATCGTCCGTTCCCGCAAGCGCGGGATTTACTACCAGATCATTCTGCTGGAGGGTACAGATGCCTAAGCGCCCGATCCCGGTCTATCACATTGCACCCAAGGACGACCTGTACCTCCATGTGTTCGACGCGACTGGCTCCTGCTGGTGCGACCCGGAGGTGGAGATCGACTGCGACGACGACAAGATTATCACCCATCACGCTTACGACCAGCGTGAGGATTACGAGGACGGGCTGCGCAAGCCCCACTGATACATGGCACTTGAGATAGACTATACGCCTCCGAAGACGGGCAAGCTGTTCATGGAGTGCGATGCAAGGATGCGCGTGCTCATGGGCCCGGTGGGCTCCGGCAAGTCGGTCACCTGCTCGTTCGAGATCATCCGCCGGGCGTCCATGCAAAAGCCAGACGCATCTGGCCGCAGGCGCAGCCGCTGGGCCATCGTGCGTGAAACCGCACGGCAGTTGCAGGATACGACGATAAAGACGTTCCTCGACTGGTTCCCGCCGGGGCCGTGCGGGCAGTTCATGCGCACGACGAAGACCTACTTTTTCAAGGTCGGGGATGTCGAGGCAGAGATCATGTTCCGCGCATTGGATGACGCGGATGACGTGGCGAACCTGAACTCGCTGGAGTTGACAGGCGCGTGGTTCAACGAGTGCCGGGATATTGACCCGGCGATTGTCGATGCGATGTCAAAGCGTATCGGTCGTTTTCCCAGTGCCAAGGATGGCGGGCCGTCGTGGTTTGGGATGTGGGGGGATACCAACCCGCCGACCATGGATACGTGGTGGTACTACCAGCTTGAGCATCTGGACCCCACGGACGGGGTGAGCCTCAACGACAATGGCTGGGAAGTGTTCAAGCAGCCGTCTGGTCGCAGTATTTACGCCGAGAATATCGAGAACCTGCCGGAAGGGTACTATGACACACAGGGCCGATCCGAAGAATATATCCGTGTGTACATTGACGGCGAATATGGCCTTAGCCTCGCTGGTATGCCTGTCTACAAGTATTTCCGGCCTGACTACCATATGGCTGGCGAACGTCTCAGGGCTTTCACTGGCGGTACTCGGCCTGTCGTCGTCGGTATGGACTTGGGGCTTACCCCCGCAGCAGTCATCGGACAGCAGGACCCGCGCGGACGCGCGCTGATAATGGCCGAGTGCGTCAGCTACGACATGGGTATCCAGCGATTTGTCCGGACGATGCTCAAGCCGTTGCTGTATGAGCGGTTTTCGGGATGCCCCGTGCTCGTAGTGGTTGACCCGGCAGGTACGGCGAGGGCGCAGACGGACGAGCGCAGCGCGGTTGACATCGTGAAAGCCGAGGGGTTGCGGGTCATTCCGGCGCGGACGAACGCCATCAGTGCGCGTATCTCGGCAGTGGATGACTACCTCATGCGGCAGGTCGATGGCGACCCGGCATTCATCGTGGACCCGTCATGCACACACCTCAAGGCGGCGATGATGGGTGGGTACCGGTACAAGCCAACAGGTGACAACGCCATCGACAAGAACAAGCACTCGCACGTTGCTGAAGCCCTGCAATATCTTTGTCTGCATTTGAGCAATGCCAGCGGCGATTTCATGTACCAGACGCTCAAGCGCGACATTCGCCCGGTTGTCTCTGCAGGATGGACTTGACTTGCGGCGGGCGGTGTAGCATTCTCGTCCTGCCGGGGGGTTATGTCCACCCATCCCTCGGCACACACCTCCTCCCCTGTTGGAACTTGCCCCGGTAGCCGCCGCTACCGGGGTTTTTATGCTGTTGCATAGCGCGCGCAGTTGGTGTACCGTGGGGCAGACTGACCATAACCACAAGGGTTTAGCCGATGGCGACCGTCTCTCCTGCATTCAGTTTTGTTCAGGCGCAGTCTGCCAAGGTGCCTCGGACCGTGTGGAGCGGTATCGTCACGGGCGATACGATTGAGCCGTTCATCGTCGTGGCGCAGGCGGCTGTGGCCGGGTGTGTGCAGATCGGCGGTACGTTCGGTGGTGCCACGGTTGGCTTGCAAGCGTCGAACGACGGCGTGACTTACTTCGACATCAAGGATTTGGGCGGTACGGTCGTCAGTGCCTCGTCGGCGGCGCTGTTCGAGTTCACGACGGCTGCGGTCTATCTGCGACCGATTGTGACGGGTGGTTCGGCCAATGCCATTACCGTGACCTTGGTGATGCGAGGCTGACGTGCTGAACATCGTCCTGATCATGCGGCGGGTACGGAGGCAGACATCGGCTCTGCTGAACAACCTGCTGTCTGAGGACGGTGACGACCTGCTGCAAGAAGACGGCACGTATATCCTGCTGGAGTAGCGATGGGTGTTCTGCTTAAAAATAACACCTCTAGCCTGCTGGTCGGTTCGGTCAGTGCGGGTACTACGTCCGTCGTGGTGACGACTGGCGCTGGCGCTGGCTTTCCTGCCGTTGGCGTGGGTGATTATTTCTATGCAACGCTTGTCAGTCCCACGGGGCTTTACGAGATTGTTAAGTGTACGGCACGGGTCAATGACGTGCTGACCATCGTGCGGGCGCAGGAAGGCACTGTTGCCATTCCGTTCCCAGACGGCAGCCGGATCGACCTGCGGGTCACTGCCCAGTCCGTGATTGACGCCATTGCCGACCGTGTGGCACTAAAAGATCAGGCATCCGAGATCAGCTTCGCCCCCACTGGCACCATCAGCGCGACCAACGTGCAGGACGCCATTGTCGAGATTTCCTCAGCTTCCGAGATCAGTTTTACACCTACGGGGTCAATATCCTCCACCAACGTGCAGAACGCCATTGTCGAGGTGGCGAATGAGCACGACGACGCTGCCGAGATCAGCATCGCTGATGCAGGAGGGTATTATACCGGGACGAACGTTGAGGCTGCGCTGCAGGAACTTCGCGCGGTCAGTCTGAATACTTTTACCGGTAACGGCTCCACGGTGAACTTTACCATATCTGCAACTTATGGATTGGAAAACCTTACAAGCGTGCATATCAATGGTGTGTATCAGCATAAGGCGACATACTCGCTGTCCGGCACGACCCTGACGTTTTCTGAAGCACCGCCTGTCAACTCGATCATCGAAGTCCTTGTGAGGTAACATGAAGGGCAAGAACTGGATTGCTGGTGCCATCAAGAAGCCGGGGGCTCTGCGCTCCCAGCTCGGCACGCCCAAGGGCAAGAACATCCCGGCCAAGACACTGGCTGCGGCAGCCAAGAAGCCCGGCAAGATGGGCCAGCGGGCCCGCCTCGCACAGACCCTGAAGGGCTTTAACAAGTGAAAAACCCGCAGCAATCGCTCAAGGACTGGACGGCGCAGAAATGGCGCACGCGGTCCGGCAAGCCGTCAGCCAAGACGGGTGAGCGATATCTGCCGGAGGCGGCTATCAAGGCACTGTCTCCGGCTGAGTATGCAGCTACAACTCGGGCCAAGCGTTCCGGCAAGGCCAAGGGCAAGCAATTCGTGCCTCAACCGGCGTCCATCGCCAAGAAAACCTCGAAATATCGCTAGGAGCCATCATGGCTGATAATATCACAAGACTGCCAAACAAGAGCCCGGCTAGGTCCACCACGATGGTTTCTAAGGGGCGCACGAACATTATTCCTGAGCCTAAAGCCGGGCAGTTGTATCGGCTGCCTACACAGACCACGCCTGCAAACAAGAACGTGCCGCGCGTTACGCGCGAAAATGCTATTCGTGCGAAGTACCCCCAGACGAACAAGATAAATTCTGGCAAAGCTGCCTATGGGCCGAAGCCCTCTGCCGGGCCTTCGATGGGCTCGCGGATTGCTGGTACTGTTGCACGCGGTATGCTGCGGGCTGCCGGTCCGGTCGGCGCTATGGCTGGTATGATAGGCTCTGCTGGGCCCGGTTCTGACAAACCGCCAAAATATGGAATGTCTCTTCGGGAACGATCTGCCAAAAATAGCGCCACGAAGGTAAGCGGCGGTAAAATGTCCGTGATCGGTGGTCGCGGCGTTACCGCTTTTGGTGGTTCGCCAAAGCCGCCGAAATCAACTGGCGGTAAGATGGCCGTGCCCGGTGGACGCGGCGTCACTGCAATTACATTCGGCGGTTCGTCCAAGGACCAGTCGCGTGTACCGACTTCTCGCAGCGGTGGCTTCATGGGCCCCAGCAAGACTACTAGCAAAACAACCAGCAAGCCTTCCGGCGGTATGAGGTCGGGTCCGGGCGCAACTGGCGGCTCCAAGACAGCCGGACGGTCTACCTCTTCAAAGTCCAACCTCGGAACTAGCCGCTTCTAAGAAAGGAACATATCATGGCCAAGAAGCCGATGCCGAAGTTTACCCCCTGCTCCAAGTGCCCGTCTCCGGCCCGATGTAAGGCCATGGGCAAGTGTCTGGCGAAGGGCAAGAAGTAACATGCCCCCCGGCGGCACAACCGGTAAGTCTTCTTCCAAGACGGGAGCCCGTGGTCCCACGGGTCCGAAGGGAGAGGCACGCACATCCCCCGCTGGTTCTGGCGGGGGCAAGCCCGGTTCTGTGTCGCGGACTAGCTCAGGTGCCCGTGGGCCTACGGGTCCGAAGGGACAGGCGCGTACATCTCCCGCTGGTGGTAAGGCCGGGTCTACATCCCGCGCTCCGACACGGGAGAAGTCGTCGTTCGAGCGGTTTCAGGAACGCTATCCCGGCGGGCTGAGAAGTATGCCTGTCGTGAGCATTCCGCCTCCTACACCCGGTGGTTTTGGCCCTGCTGGTAGTGCTATCAGCGGTGCTGTGACACGTGTGAGGGATGTTGCTGGCAGGCTTCTGGGTGCTGAAAGGCGGGCTGCAGAGGCGCTGAAGCAGCGTGAAGCAATTGAGCGGATGGCACCCATGCTTGAGCGGATGAAGCAGTCTGAGGCTATTCGCCTTGGCAAGCCGTCCATTCCGGGTAAGCTGCCTGACACGATGCCGTCTCCGTCGTTTCGCCAGATGGCAGAGGCCAGCAAGCCCGTTCGAGGGGCCAGCACGTGGAGAGCTATTAACAGGCGCATCAATGACGTGACCGACAGCTTCGGCTACGGCACGGGCAAGATGGCCAGAGCCAAGACAGCGGCTACCATCGGCGGGCTTCAGGAAAGCAGCAGGGCTGCTGCAGAACGTGCCCTTTTCGGTGATCAAAAAAGCATGTATAAGAACGGTGGGCTCGTGACCAAAAAGGGTCGCGTTCCCCCGAAAGGTTGCAAGTAATGGCCAAGACCCCGGCATGGCAGCGCAAGGAAGGCAAGAACCCCAAGGGCGGGCTGAACGCCAAGGGACGTGCATCAGCTAGGGCGCAGGGTATGAACCTCAAGGCACCCGTCAAGGGCACGCCTGCGGGGCCTGAGCAGATGCGGCGCAAGGGGTCGTTCCTGACCCGCATGGGTAATTCGCCGGGCCCTGAGCGTGATGCTAAGGGTAATCCGACACGACTGCTCTTGAGCTTGCAGGCATGGGGTGCTTCGTCCAAGGCAGATGCCAAGAGCAAAGGGCGGGCGCTGCTCGACCGTTACGCCGCCAAGAAGCAGGGCTCAAAATAAATGACCGTATTGCTGACCAATAATGTCTCGACCACACTGGCAGCGTCCATCGCTGCCGGTGATGCTACGTTCAATGTGGTTGACGGCAACCGGTTCCCCAGCCCGACGACTGGTCAGTACGCTTATGCCACGATCATCGCGCCCAACGGCGCGGTTGAGATTGTCAAGATCACGTCCCGCATCGGCAACGCGCTCGGTGTCGTGCGCGGTCAGGACGGCACATCGGCTCAAGTCTTCCCGGCAGGCTCCCGTGTGGAGCTTCGCGTCACGGCTGGGTCCATTCTTGATGCTGTCGCGGACGGCGTAGCCGAGTTTGATGCTGATATCGCCGCTCTCGACCTGCGGCTCGATACGGCAGAGGCTGAACTCATCTCGCTCGACGGTCGTCTCGACACGGCTGAGAGTGATATCACGGCCCTTGAGGGCCGCATGACCACGGCAGAGGGCGATATTACGTCCCTTGAAGGCCGCATGACCACGGCAGAGGGCGACATCGTTGCCCTTGAAAATTTTGACACAGCACTGGCTACCTCGACGGGCTCAACTTCGGTAGGTTTTTTGCAGGCTGGCACGAGCGCCACGTTGCGTACGGTACAGTCCAAGCTCCGTGATTTTGTCAGTGTGAAGGATTTCGGTGCAGTTGGTGACAACAGTGCTGATGACACGACCAAAATTCAGGCTGCTCTTACGTACGCTCTATCCTCCGGAAAAAGCCTGTATATCCCTTCCGGTACGTATATTGTAAGTTCTTTATCTGGCGCTGGTGCCCTTAACATTACCGCTGGTATCCAGATTTTTGGTGATGGGAACAGCTCCGTCCTAAAACTCAAAGCTGGTTCCACCGGGGTCGTGGTTTATGCCTATAATGCTAGTGCATATTCCGGTTTGCATTTGCGTGATTTTGTTGTCGATGGGAACAGTGTTACGACAGCACAGCTTGATGCAGGCCTTATTCAGATTTTGAATGCGTCTGACTTTGTTGTCGATAATGTAACAGTGAAGAATGGTACGCGCGCCAGCGGTTCGGCAGGTATTAATGGTATTGCGGTAGCAGATACGGCGAGTAATGCTACAAATGGCATTATCCAGAACTGCCTTGTTGAGAACTGCTCTAAAGCACTTATTAACTGGACTACCAATGCACGTAATGGGCTTATTCAAAATTGTGTACTACGTAGTGCATCTGGCAATGGGCTTGCTCCCGGCTTGCAAATTAATGGCGGGCAAAATGTAAAGGTTATTGCCAACCATATTTATGGTAATCAGGGTAGCGGAGTTCTGATTGCGACAGATGGTGCCGGTGTAGCACCGCAGTTTCCTATTATTATTGGCAATCATATTTATGGAAACGGTATCGGCACATCAGAAGGTGCCGGTATTAAATTGGCTCGTGCCTTTGGTTCTGCATTTGGCCGTGTCATTATAGCTAATAATCATATCTATGAAAATGGCGTTAATGTAAACGATAGCGGTATTGTGTTAGTCGATGACGCAAACGTGATTATTCAGGGTAATTACGTATATAAAAATAAACTAGCAGCTATCGCAATTGGCGGAACAACTAGTTCGTTTCGTGATGTGTTCATAAGCGGAAATGTGTTTGAAGATAACAATCAAGCAAACATATCGTCTGTTGGTGCCATTTATTCCGTGGGCACAATCTCCAATGTCGTAATTAAAAATAATCGTTTCGTCGATACGCAAACGCCTTCCACGACCCATTATCCGATTTACACTGCATCTGGTACATTTACTAACTGGCGGGTATCTGGCAACACATTCATTAATTACCGCAATCCGCAGATCGTATTTTTTGATACGACAACACCGGCTGTTTGGTCAGCGTCTGCATTTACGATTACCGGTACTTTACAGACTACTACTGCATCAGCTATCTATGTTGCGATTGTGCCAGTCGCTGATAACACTGCGTGTGTTTTACGTATTAGTTCTTTGGCGGTCCAGAGCGGTGGAAGTAATCGCGCATACTATGACAAAGAAAACGCTATGTATCGCGCTGGCGGTGCACTTACTGCACTTGGCGCGGTTGTGACTTATTACGAGCAAGAAAGTGACGCGACTTGGGGCGGCGCTGGTCCAACGCAGACATCTAATTTTGCGTTGGCAAGTATTGCTGGGAAAGCCGCAACAACCATCGACTGGTCTTACACGTATCGTATGGAATGGAAATAACCAGTGACCGTACTTCTCGCCAATAACGTCTCGTCCGCTCTGGCAGCTCCGATCACGGCGTCTGCGACGAGCATGACCGTTACCAACGGCAGCCGGTTCCCCGTGCTGACGCCCGGCCAGTACTTCTACGCGACCATCATCGCTACCAACGGCATTGTCGAAATCGTTAAGGTCAACACCCGCAACGGCAATGCGATGTCCATCACCCGTGCGCAGGATGGTACGAACGCTCAAGCGTTCGCGTCAGGGGCCCGCGTCGAGATGCGGATCAACGCGGCAAGCGTGAGAGACACGGCTACCGATACTGTAGCCCCCATAGATGCTCGTCTGACAACCGCCGAGGGTGACATTACGGCCCTTGAGGGCCGTATGACGACTGCCGAGGGTGATATTACGGCTCTTGAAAACTTTGATACGGCGCTGGCCACCTCGACGGGTTCGGCTTCGGTAGGCTTCTTGCAGGCAGGTTCTGGTGCTTCGTTGCGCACGGTGCAGTCGAAACTGCGCGATGTGGTCAGTGTCAAAGATTTTGGCGCGGCAGGTAACGGCATATCTGACGACACCGCCGCTTTTGCCGCCGCTTTGGCGACAGGTAAAGGCGTTTACATTCCGCCCGGTACCTACCTTATTACATCGTCTTTGACCGTCTCAACGTCTGGGCAAAGTATTTTTGGCTGCGGGTTTGGACAATCAATTGTTCAGCGCGGTAACGATAATTCTTTCATTATGTTTAATGTGACCGCGCCTTGGGGCGTCGAGTTCCTAAACTTTAAAATTCAAGAGGCAGGTTTAAGCAGCACAAATACAGGTAGCTACATACAGTGTTCTGTAGGCGGCGGTACCGACGTTCTAATTCAAGGAATGTGGTTTTGGTACGGTTGGCAGCATGTGCGCTGTATGCAAGGTACCAGCAACATCACGTTTAGCAATTCGGTATTTGAAGCCGCGCGTAAAGGCGCCATCTATTCAATTTCTTCCGTACGTAACAAAATTATCGGTTGCACGTTTTGGAAGAATAGTGCTGACAGCAGTAATCCGTCTGACCGCGGATACGCTATTAACTTTACCAAAGACGGCGCGTATAGTTTTGGGTCTGATAACTGGAACATTGTCGGCAATTATTTTGCAGAAAATGTTTACGGCCCATTTTTGCTTGCCGATACATCTGAAGGTTTGCAGATCACAGGAAATTTTTTTGAAATTGCGTCGCAAGTCGATAACGGACAAAAGTCTGATATTGAGTTGTCTAACTGCACGTTAATTTCCATCACGGGCAACACTTCAAACAGCATTGTCAATAGCTATTTGCCGGGCGGCCGGGGTAGCAAGTATGTCGTGGATCTTTCTGGCGGCGGCAACACCGAAATTGTAATTGGGTCTAACGAGTTTGAAGCTGGCGTTTCCGGTACGGTGAATGACCCGTCCCGTGTTGCCGACCCAATTGGAAGCTATTCCATATCTTGGTCTATGCCTGTTCAGGTAAACAGTTCTGGCACAGGCGTAGTTATGAGTTCGCAGTTGGGCCAGGTAACACGCGTTGGTAAGACAATTCACTTGTCGGCTCAGACTGTTCTTACGAACAAAGGTGCCAGCGTCGGCGCAGTTCGGCTGGGGCCTTTGCCATACACGCCTTCGGCAACAGGTCTATCGTTTGGTAGCGGGTATCTGACAAATACATCGGGCATCACCACTCCGATATATTTCTTCTTCAATTCTGATGGTTACGTTTATCCGCTGCACGCAGTGGCAACAAACGTTTTAAACACAAACATCGCAAACAACACTGCCGTTTATTTTTCCGGCACATACCAAATCGCGTGAGGATTGAACCATGGCAGACAAAAAAATATCCGCTTTATCTTCCGCTACGACGCCGCTTGCGGGGTCGGAAGTTTTGCCGATTGTTCAGTCTGGGACTACCGTAAAGGTATCTGTTGACAACCTTACGGCTGGTAAAGACACCAGCATGAAAAACTTGACCTACACCGGAACGCTGACCGGATCGACCGGCATTGCAAACATCGGTTCAGGGCAAGTCTATAAAGACGCCAACGGCAATGTCATGCTGGGCAATACGGCCCAGATTGCGTCTAGCAAATTTTTGGTGCTTAACAACGAGACGACAGCCAATCACGTTATTCTGGCGTCTACGCGTGCGTATACAGACTTGCCATTTGCACGCGTTCAGTTCGCACACAAGTACGATACCGGCGGCACTTACGTGCAGTTCGCCACCGTTCAGGGCGGCAAAGAAAACGCTAACAACGCCGACACCGCTGGATATTTGTCTTTCAGCACGTTCCAGAACGGCGGTTCTTTAGCTGAACGGATGCGGATTAGTTCGACCGGAAACATAACCGCCAGTACCGGCAACCTTGTTATGGGCACCGCCGACAAGGGTATCGACTTCTCGGCTAACAGCAGCGCCGCAGGCATGACCAGCGAGTTGCTGAACGACTACGAGGAAGGCACGTGGACCCCGGTAGCTACTGCGCGTAGCGGGTCTATTACGTCTTATACTTCTTCCGGCACCTACACCAAAATTGGCGACCGCGTTTTTTACTCCCTTCAGATAACGCTTACCGATAACGGAACAGGCACAGTTCTAATAGATGTGTCTCTGCCGTTTGTCGTCGGCGCGGTTAGCGGAGGCGCGGGCCAAAATGTAAATACCGCTTTTGGGCTGTCTGGAAGTTCTGGTGTTGGCTTGGCTAATTTGGCGTTAAGCCGTTCAGATGGCGCGTACCCCGGCGTAACCGGCAACACATTGCGTGTATTTGGTAACTTTAGAGTTTAAGGACAGCAACAATGGCTTTGACCAAAGTTACATACTCCCTGATTGACGGCGCCCCAATCAATGTGCGCGATTTGGGCGCGGTAGGGGACGGCGTAGCTGATGATACGGCGGCCATTCAAGCAGCCCTGACTTTGGCTCAAACTACGGCTACGCCTATCTACGTTCCAACAGGAACCTACCGCATTACGTCCGGCCTTGTGTACAGCGATACAGCCTATGGAAAAGGGTTGCAGTTGTACGGTGACGGTATGTATGAGTCCATCATAAAGGTAGATGCCAATAACCAAGTTATATTCACCATTAACCGTACAGGCGGCGGTGGCGGTGAAAACTACACCTCGCACGGAAACATATCAAATATTGGATTAGCGCAGTTTGCCGGACGTACTGGCGTTACGGGTATGCGTATCTCAAACTGTTGGTACTATACGTTTGAAAATATCAACGCCTCCAACTTGTCTAATGAAGGTTTTGAAACATACGCGACTGTACCCGGCGGCGATACGGATATTGTTGCACTTTGCCTTTTCAAAGGGTTGCGGGGCAAATCAAACGGTAATAACGGCTTTAAGGTAAACGCTGCGTCTGCTTCTGTTGGCCTGTCTCAGTCTAGATTTGAGTTCTGCGACTTTTCCGGGAACGCCGCTAACGGAATGCTGTTGCAAAACTTTGACGGCGTTGAACTGTTCAAGTGCCTTATGACGGTAAACGGTACGGGCGTAACCGGCGATGGCATTTCAGTGCAGTATAACGGCATCACTAACCGTAACCTAGTGCTGCGCGGCTGTGAAATTGGTAACGGCAATAAGCGTGCGGGGCTTCGTTTAGATACTATTGTCGGCGTCTTGAGCGAACAGAACCGCTGGATACAGAATGACGGCGAAGCGGGTTTGTACGCTATTGAATTTGCGTCAACCAGCCTGTTTGTTCGCAATTTCACAGATAAAAATTCGTATATCCTTGTAGGCCTCGCAATTACCGGCGTGACAGCCTATTATGGCGGTAGCGTTCCCCTTCAAAATGTCCGTATTGAAAATCCGTACTGGGCCGCTTTTACCACACCAGCTAACACTAAATATTCGTTTGCCAGCCCGCAAAATTTGGTAATTGTTGAGAATGAGGTTAGCAAGGGCGCGGCGCTTGGGTACATTCGCGTAGAAGACCAAGCAACATACGCGCCTGATGCGTTTGACTATAAACACCACGTCATCATTCTCCGGACTATCTCGTCTATGACGGTCAGCGCGCCGTTAAATCCGTCTGCCGGTCGCGAAATTGACGTTGTTATTTGGAACGTGTCCGGCGGCGCTATAACCGTAACTTTTAACGCGGTTTTTAAGGTTGGCGGGTATAGCAACCCGGCATCCGGCTTTAGATCGACCGCACGTTTCGTTTACGATGAACTAAGTTCTGTATGGGTACAGGTTGGCGCTTGGGCGACCAACGTCCCAACTTAATTTTTGCCTACTCAGGAGATCAAAATGGCACTCGAAAAAGTAACGGTCGTGGACTTGATCGAAGTCACGGAAAACGGCTGCGTGCAGGTCCGTACCAAGACGGCGATCATGGAAGACGGCCAGCAGATCAGCGGCACGTATCATCGCCACGTCATTGCGCCGGGCGACGACTACGCCAGCGAAGACCCGCGTGTGCAGGCTATCTGTGCTGCTACGCATACACCTGAAGTGATTGCTGCCTATCAGGCGTCTCTCCAGCCGCCTGCCTGACGTAACTGTTGTGCCTTTGTGAGGGTTGAAATCGTGGCTGAAGAAGCATGGCATCTCGACAAGAAGGTCCCGGTTGGCATCATTGCTGCACTGGGACTGCAGACACTTGGGTTTATCTACGTCGGTACCGCATGGAAGACCGAAGTGGATTTCAGGATCAACAGCCTTGAGCGTCTGAACGAGGAGCGCAAGTCTCAGGAAGGCCGGATCATCACGATGGAACAACAGCTTAGGTATATCACCGACTCCTTGAAGCGGATCGAAGCCAAGCTGGAAGGCACAGCAAGCAATGGCCAGAACTAAGACCAACTGGATTGTGTTGCATTGTAGCGCCACTCGTGGCTCGCAGAACTTCACGGCTGCCGATATCCGGCGCTGGCATCTCGACAAGGGATGGAAGGATATCGGCTATCACTTCGTGATCCGCCGTGACGGCACAGTCGAGACTGGCCGGGATGTCAACGCCATCGGCTCCCACGTTCAGGGGCATAATGCCGACAGCATCGGCGTCTGCTTGGTCGGCGGCATTGACGACAAGACGTGGAAGCCTGCCGATAACTTTACCACTGCCCAGTGGCGCTCCTTGAGAACGCTTGTCGAACGCTTGGTAAAGACGTATCCTAAGGCCAAAGTGCTTGGGCACAGAGATTTTCCGGGGGTCAACAAGGCGTGTCCTTGTTTCTCGGCAAAAGTCTGGGCGAAGAAAAACAAGTTCCCAGTGTAACGAAAGGACAACCTTATGTTTACCAGTATTGACAAGGCACTGACCGCCGCCGTCATGGGCATTCTGTTCATCATCCAGACCTACACGGGCGTCAGCCTCGGCTGGCTTACGCCTGACACCGTGGCGACGATCATCGGTTTGCTGACCCCCGTTCTGGTCTGGGCCATTCCGAACAAGAAGCCTGCCTGATGACGTGGCAGGAAACTGTTGCAACCGTAGTGATACTCCTCGGCCTCGGTGCCGGGGCGTATCTGGTTGCGCAGCGGCCTGCCTTCTGGATGGAATTTGGATCACGTCTGTTTGCAAATTTATGGCCAGCAGTATGGAAATATGTTTCCAGACGTATGTCACCAGAAAATGAACAACGGATGCGTGACTGTTACAGGCGCGGCGGCGAGTGGGATAACTTTCGCAAGAAATGCAGGTATAAATAAATGGCCGGACTTACACTTCTCCGCGTTGTGAGCGGCGACGAACTTGCAAGGCAGGAACGTGCCCAGCTTCAGGCCGAGATGGAAGCGCGCCAGCAGAACCCGGTTATTTTGGGTCTGGCTGCGCATCTGCGCACCTGCTGGGACGCCGCCCGCATGGCGAAAGACCCCATCAACGACATCATGCTCAAGGCCCTGCGCCAGCGAAACGGCGAGTATGAGCCTGAGAAGCTGAACGCCATCCGCGCGCAGGGTGGCTCAGAAGTTTACATGATGCTCACCGAGATCAAGTGCCGCGCGGCTGAAAGCTGGCTGCGTGATATCCTGATGGATAACGGCACGCCCCCGTGGGACATGCAGCCTACTCCCGAGCCAGACCTGTCGCCTGTCCAGATGGATGAGTTGAAGCAGGCATTTGCCGAACAGGTGATGATCACCATCCAGCAGACCGGACAGGCTCCGACACGTACCCAGATGCTGGAACTGAAAGAAGTCGTCGCCCAGCAGTTCCGGTTCAAGGTGTTGCAGGCGGCGCAGAACCGCGCTGACAAGATGAAAATTCGCATCGAGGACCAGCTTGCGCAGGGCGGTTGGGCGGACGCGTTCAACGAGTTTCTGACCGATCTGGTGACATTCCCCTGCGCTTTCCTCAAGGGCCCGATTGTCCGCCGCCAGCGGTTTTTGAAGTGGACAACCACTCCCAATGGCCGCACCTCCGTGGAGCAGGGCGAGCGTATCGCGCCCGAGTTCGAGCGTGTCAGCCCGTTCAATATCTACCCCGAGCCGGGCATTACCCGGATCAACGATGGCTATTTGTTCGAGCACCACGAGCTTCCCCGGCAGGCGCTGGCCGATCTGATCGGCGTTCCGGGCTATGATGACCAAGCTATCCGTCAGGCACTGGAGAATGGTCCCGAAGCATCGTTCGTGTTCGAGCCGACCGAGTACGCGCGTGAGGAGGAAGAACGCAAGTTCTACACTGAAATGCGCCCGACCGATGTGTTCGATGCGCTTGAGTTCTGGGGTAAGGTGTCCGGCAAGATGCTCCGCGAGTGGGGTATGACGGAAGCCGAAGTGCCTGACGATGCCAAGGAGTATGACGCGAACGTCTGGATGGTCGGCACGCTGGTGATCAAGGCCGTGCTGAACTATGACCCGCTGGGCGAGAAGCCCTACGCCAAGACTTCATTCATCAAGACGCCCGGTTCGTTCTGGGGTCGCGCCATTCCGGAGATCATCGAAGACCTGCAGAATATCTGCAACGCGGCTGCCCGCGCACTGGTTAACAACATGGGCATCGCGTCTGGTCCGCAGGTCGAGGTGAACCTCGAACGCATCCCGCCGAACGAAGACATCACCCAGATGCACCCGTGGAAAATCTGGCAGGTTCTCAATGACCCGCTGGGTAGTTCCGCACCCGCTGTCCGGTTCAACCAGCCGAACGACAACTCGGCAACCCTGATGGCCGTCTATGAGCGGTTCAGCCGTCTGGCTGATGATCACTCGGGTATTCCCTCGTACATCTATGGAGACACTGATGTTCAGGGCGCTGGCCGTACCGCGTCCGGTCTGTCCATGTTGATGGGCTCCGCTGGCAAGGGTATCCGTCAGGTCGTCATGCACATCGACCATGATGTCGTGAAGCCGATTATCCAGCGTCAGTTTGTTTACAACATGCGCTACGACGAGGATGAGAGCATCAAGGGTGACGCGCAGGTGGTGCCGCGCGGTGCTGTCAATCTTGCCGTTAAGGAAACTACAAACGTCCGCCGCGTCGAGTTCCTGAACGCTACTGCCAATGAGATTGACATGGGGATCATGGGTCCGGATGGCCGCGCTGCCATCCTCCGCGAGATTGCCAAGGGGCTGCAGATGCCGGTCGATGAAATCGTGCCTTCGCGCGAAAACTTGGCAACCAAGAAGCGGGCCATGGAGCAGCAGGCTGCGATTACCATGCAGGCCCAGCCTCCGGGTCAGCCCCCGGCGGCGCAGAATATGGACGTGGGCGGCACGCCAGCGGGCGGGCTTAATGTGGTCGCTAACCAGCAGACAGGTCGCTAATGATCCGTCCGGACCCAGATATCGTCGCACGCTTCGCTCATATTGCAACGCACAATCGAGAGGTTGTGCAGTGGCTGAATGACTGGAGACAACATGAACTGGAGCAGTTACCGAACATAGCACCAAATGTTGTAGCTGTCGCACAAGGCAGATGCCAAGTATTGACAGAGTTGTGTAAACTTGTTAATAATTCCCGTGATTTCGTCGCACAATCGAATAAACGATAGCGACCAACACTAGCACGCATACCGAGAGGAGCGTTTGTAATGGCCCTACCCGAGCAGATCAGAAAGCAGACCGAGGCTATCAGTAAGTTGTACGCCGAGATGCACGCCGACGAACAGCCGCCTGCCGACCAGCAGGAAGGCGCGGGCGCGCCTGACGCCACGACTGAAGAAGCCAACGGTGCCAATAAGACTGCACCTGAAGCCGCGTCTAACGAGCAAGGACGACCGGCTACCACCGCAGACGACACTGCTGAACAGCGTTATCGCACCCTTCAGGGTATGTATAATGCCGACACTGCCCGGCTTCGGGCGGATAAGCAGGAACTCACCGCACGGGTTGAACAGCTTGAAAAGCTGCTTTCGTCCCTTTCGACACAATCTGCACAGGCAGCGCCTGTCCAGTCTAAGCTAATCACCGACAAAGATATTGAGGAGTATGGAGACTCTATTGAGGTCATGCGCCGCGTGACCAAGGAAGAGACATCATACTACCAGCAGAAGATCAACGAACTGGAGAATACGATCCGTAATCTCCAGACGAGCGTTGTTCCTCGTGTCGAGCAGGTCGCGCAGCGACAGGCTCAGTCGGTCGAGCAGGCATTCTGGGCTGATCTGTCAGCGGTTGTTCCGGATTGGCGCGAAATCAACCAGAGCAAGGACTTTCACTCTTGGCTCCTTGAGGTCGATCCGCTGACGGGTGTTACCCGCCAGTCTCACCTTGAGAACGCCCAGCGTAGTCTGGATGCTCGTCGTGTTGCTGCGTTCTTTTCTGCATGGCAGGGGAATACGGGCCACCGCATTGCTCAAGAACCTCGGGACGTTGCAAAGTCTCAGCTAGAGAAACAAGTCGCCCCCGGACGTAGCCGCAATGCTGCTGCACCCGTTGGTGATAAGCCCAAAACGTATTCGCCTTCGGAGATTTCAAAGTTCTTCGATGACGTACGCAAGGGTGTTTACAAAGGCCGTGAGACCGAGCGCGACCGTATTGAACGCGATATCTTCGCCGCACAGCGCGAAAATCGCATTGTCGCTAATGGTTAAACGGAGCACATAAATGGCGTTTCCTGTCGCACCCGGACGCCCGAATTATTCCGGCAACTTCATTCCGGAAATCTGGTCGGGCAAGCTCATCGAGAACTTCTACGATGCCACTGTTCTCGCGGCTATTTCTAACACGGACTACGAAGGCGAAATCAAGGGTCAGGGCGATACGGTCAACATCCGTACGCAGCCCAACATCACGATCCGCGATTACGTCAAGGGTCAGAACCTTGTCGTGGAGAACCCCGACAAGCCGAAGCTGCAGCTTCTCATCGACAAGGGCGAGTACTTCGCTTGCGTCGAAGACGACATTGATAAGGTGCAGTCGGACATCAACCTCATGGACATGTGGTCCAAGGATGCGTCCGAGCAGATGAAGATCAAGATCGACCAGCGCGTTCTGACTGACATCCTGCCCGACATCTCTGCCCAGAACAAGGGTGCGACCGCCGGTCGTATCTCTGCCGCGTTCAACCTCGGCACCTCCGTGTCTCCTCTCACTGTCACCAAGGATGGTGCTGGTGCGACGACCCCGGTGACCGATCTGATCGTTGACATCGGCACTGTGCTCGATGAGAGCAACTGCCCTGAGAGCGGTCGCTTCCTCGTGATCCCGGCTCGTATGGCCGGTCTCATCAAGAAGTCCGAACTCAAGGACGCTTCGCTGGCTGGTGACAACCAGTCCATCATGCGTAATGGCCGTCTCGGCATGATCGACCGTTTCACGGTCTATGTCAGCCATAACCTCAACGTGTCTTCCGGCAAGTTCAGCATCATCGCTGGCACCAAGATGGGCCTCACCTTCGCATCGCAGATGACGGAGATGGAGAGCATCCGTGCGGAAAGCACCTTCGGTGACATCATTCGCGGTCTTCAGGTTTACGGCTATAAGGTCGTCAAGCCGGAAGCTCTTGCGATGGCTGTCGTGCAGTTCTAAGGAGACCTGATCAATGGTTGCATATACTGACAGCCTCGGCATTAATAAGGGTTCTGTCGCCCTTGCCTCCTCGTACACCAACCACTTCAATGTGATGGAGTACACCATCGACTTCGCAAGGATTGCTGCCGCTCGTACGGCTGCTGGCGCTACCGCGCTGGCTGCTACCGATACGCTCGTGCTGGCCACTCTTCCGAAGGGCACCCACATCGTCGGCGGCATGGTTAAGCTGCTGAAGGCGGAAGGTGCCGCTGCCACCATCGACCTCGGTATCACGGGCTCGCTCACGCTGTTCGCCAATGACTTTGACTGCAACACCACGGTGGGCACCATTGTCGCTGGTACGACGGCTGCGGCTCTGACCGCTGATACTGCAGTGGTTATGACTGTCAACTCGAACAGCATGGACGTGGCCAAGGTGCTTCTGTCCATCATCGTGATTGATGTCATGGCCAACCCCGGTTCGATCCCCAACGTAACGTAATGGCGGGGGCGTAAGCCCCCTCCTTTCATAGGAGAGAACTCATGGGTGTTTACACCGGTATTGCACAAGACAACCCTACTCTTAATGGGGGTACGGCTTACAGCCTGAACCTCGTTACGCCGTCCATCGGTGGTGTTGCTCTTGCTGCCACGGCTGCTGAAATCAATGCTGCTGCCGATACGTCGGCTCGGCTTGTATCGGCTGCCGACGCCACTCTGGCTGTTACGGTTGCGGCGCACGATCAGAAGATCGTCGTTCTGAACCGTGCTGCTGGTGTTACGGTTACGCTTCCGGCTGCTACTGGAACTGGCGCAGTTTTCCGATTTACCACGGGTACGACTGTCACGTCGAATAATAACATCATCAAGGTGGCCGATAACACCGACGTGATGTCTGGTTCGATTTATGTGACTGATCAGGCTGCTGGTACGGGTACTGAGTTTAGCACGGTTGCGGCTAGCGATACGATCACGATGAATGGCACCACTTCTGGCGGCATCGCTGGTGGTATCCTAACCCTGATCGACGTTGCGGCCAACCTGTATGCGGTGCATGGTAACATCATCGGTACGGGTGTTGAAGTTACACCGTTCAGCGCGACTGTCTAATAGTAGGGGGCCCCGGCCCCCTACCTTCTTATTCAAGAGGGACATATGCCGACATCACTTACAGGCTCCAAGGTACGCGATACGTACGGGCAGCTTCTGCATCTTGATGGCGGTGTAGCCGCTAGCGAAAAGCCGGTCAGGACTGGCGACGGCGTTGCCACTGCGCTGAACGTCGGCAATGCGTCCGTCTCTGTTGGCAATGTCCGGCTTACCGGCAACTCCATTTCTCCTGTCGTGCCTGCCAGCGGGCTGGCTATTTCGTCTCCGACGATCACGGGTGGCAGCATTACCGGCATTACCGATCTTGCTGTTGCAGACGGTGGAACCGGTTCATCGACTGCCGTTGGTGCGCGGACCAATCTCGGCCTTTCCATCGGTACGGATGTTCAGGCGTTCGATGCTACGCTTCAATCCTTGTCGGCTCTCGGCACGGCTGCCGACCGTTATGCTTATACGACTGGTGTCGATACGTGGGCTGAAGGAACGATTACCGCTGCTGGTCGCGCTATTCTCGATGACGCTGATGCTGCAGCGCAGCGTACGACCCTTGGCCTCGGAACCATTGCCACGCAGGCAGCAAACAACGTAGCCATCACTGGCGGCACCATGTCATTTGGTGTTCTGTCTGGCCGCGCGTTTGGTATGTTCTCGGATGTCACGGATCAGACCGGCAATGTCAGCACGCCAACTGCTGTTAAGTTTGGTACTGACGAGATCACGGGCAACGGTATTTCTATCGTCACAGACGGTACGAACCTGACCCGGATTACTTTTGCTGCCGCCGGTACATATATGGTTGCGCCAAACTTGCAACTTTATAACTCTGATAACTCTGACCACGATGTTACTATTTGGCTTCGTAAGAACGGAACCGACGTTGTGCGGTCTGCTACGCGGGTTACAGTGCCTAAATCTACCGATGGTGGTAGCACATTCTTCCAGATCGTGTTTTATGATACGGTCACTGCTGGCCAGTACATCGAGGTGATGTGGCTCCCTGAAAACGTAGCGGTTACGATTGACCACACGGCTGCCGCCGCTGGTCCGCCTGCAGTGCCTGCCATTCCGTCCGCCATCGTGGTGGCCGAGAGAATTGCATAACAAGCCATTATAGGAGAGACATCATGGCTAGTATTACTAATAAAACTGGTAAGGGCGACCTCCAGATGAGCGAGCAGAAAAAGAACCGCTTGTCTGGTGGTTTTGACTACGGCACCATTAGATACAGCAAGCCGATTGGTCCTGTTAACCAGCCCAAAAAGACCGCAGAGATCGACATCCGTGGTTACCTCGGTGATGAGCGTACCGGTATTCGCAAGACTGGCGTTGGTATGCGCAAGTCAGTTGCTCAGCGCATGGAAGAGTATAGCCAGAAGCAGTTGGCTAAAATTAAGTCCAAGGCTCCTGCCGCTGCCAAGCCGAAGGCTCCCGCCCGTAAGCCTACCCAGATCAATGTTCCCGGTGGCGGTCTCCGCACCGCTAAGTCTTCTGGTGGCGTGATGTCTGCCTCGCAGGCTCGTTCCATGGCACCGGGCAACTACAGCAAGGGCAAGGTCTCGATGGGTGGCAAGACCTACACGGGCTTTACCGTGTCGTCGCGTACCGACAGCAAGGGCCGCACTACCAAAAGCGTCGGCAACTGGACCTCTACGCCTAACGCCGGTCGTTCGTTTGGTAAGAACGATGTGGCTGGCCCGACTAAAAATGCCGCTGGTAAGAATGCTTCGTCCATGACGGGTAAGAAGAAATGAAGATTTGGCTCCAGCACGTTGAGGACGGATCGCTATACGACTGGCATGAACTCCTCGCCAAACATCCAAAGCTCCGTGTAGTCTCGGACGAAGAACTGTTCCCTGAGAAGTATGCCCCGCCGCAGATCATCGCCAAGATGGAAGAGATCAAGGCCAAGCATACGGAACAGCTTGGGCTTTTCACGGATATGATCCCTGAAGAGCCTGCCCCCGTGGCTAACGAAGAACTGAACACTGAAGTTACCGTCCGCACGAGGAAGCGTCACAAGTGACACCTTCTGATATCATAGTCGAGTGCCGTCGATTGCTGAATGACACGCTTGTACCGTATCGTTACAGCGATACGATGCTACTCGGCTATGTTAATCAGACGCTCAAGCGCACGGCAGTTCTTCGTCCTGACCTGTTTGGTGAAACTGGCGACATTACCGTAGTTGCCAACAATGCCCTGCAGTCTCTCCCTGCAGATGCACATCGCCTGATCGACATCTTTCAGGTCAAGAACGGTGATACGGTAACGGAAGTTGATCGGGAAACCATGTCGCGTAACCATCCTTCGTGGATGTCTGATGCCGCTGGTACTCCGGTCAACTTCATGCGCCATGTGCGTAATCCCACCAAGTTCTTTCTGTACCCAAGGCCGTCCGCAAACGTCACCCTTGTCGGTGAGTATGCCAAGACGCCTATCGACTATACGATCAACCAGACCATTGACCAGCCGCCGACAAGTTTCTTCGGAGCCTTGGTTGATGGGGTGCTGTTCCTCGCATCGTCGGTCGATGACGAGCATGTGAACTCTGGCCGCGCCAAGTTGTTCCTCGATAGCTTTACCCAGCAGCTTGGTGTTTCCCTGCAGAACCGCGCGCTCAATGACAGCAAGATGGCTGGGCTCACTGCAGCCCCGCCTGTCGCGCAGCTTGGTGAGGTGTACTGATGTCTACCCGCCTGTTCACGTCTCTGCTGCCCAAGATCATGCCGTCCGTACCGGGCGCGCCGCAGCCGCTTATCCTGCAGTATATTCGTGACGTGGCTATCCGGGCCTGCGAGACTTCCCTTGCATGGCGTTACGTGCAGCCTACGTTCGATATCCAGCCGGGGTCATACATCAACTACTTCAACAAGCCGCAGGACACCGAAGTCCATGTCTTGTTCCGGGCTACGTGCAACGGCAATATCCTTCGTCGCGCCACGCTGGAAGACGCCATCGACATGTATCCGGAGTGGGCTGACCAGTTCAACGGGCTGAGTGCCGATGAGATTTGGGCCCTGACGCCGACGACGAGTATCAACGAAGACGAATACAATGACGTGCAGTTCAACGGTACGAACACCGTAACCCTGCCGACCGAAGCCACTGAGAATGGCGGTGAACCCCGCGTCATTACCCAGATCAGCCCAGACCAATATGTTGTCCTGCCTATGCCGGGCACCGATAGTATTTATACGATCCGGATGTTTTATGCCCTGAAGCCGACCCGCACTGCTGCAGGCATGGACGACGTGGTGATGAACGAACTTGAGGATGTCATCGTCCATGGTGCGCTGCAGCAGCTTCTGGTAATGCCGAAGGTCGTGTGGAACGACAACACGCTGGCTTCCTACCATGCCCGACAGTATCTGGCCCGCATCAACGAACGCCGTGCCCGGTTCAATCTCAATAACAGCCGCAGCAGCATGACTGCACGCGGCCACGGGTTTGCATAACGAATGGTCGCTATCAAGATCACCCGGTTCATCGGTACTGCTCCTCGCAACAGCCCGGAGCTTTTGGCCGATACGGCAGCGCAGATTGCCCGCAACGGGAAACTGTACTCGGGTGATCTCATTCCGTATCCGGAGCCTGTATCGGTAGCCAACAGCAATCGCACCGGCACGGTGCGAACCATTTATGGTCTGCGTGATAGCACTGCTGGTACCGGCTCACCGATCAAGTGGCTGTCGTTCAGTTCGTTTGTCTCCATCGCCACGCCGTCTACCGACGAGCTTGAAGAACGCCGGTTCTACTACACGGGCGATGGCAAGCCTAAGGTTAGCAACTACTCTCTGGCTACCAGCGGCAGCCCGTCCGGCCCCTACCCCGTGGATTATTACGACCTCGGGCTTCCGCTTCCGACGACCAAGCCTACCATCACACTGGTTCCGTTCTCACCGGCTACGGTCGTCAGCTACGCGCGTGACAGCGCCAATACTGTAACGCTCAAGACAGTCACGCCGCATGGCCTGAAGACCGGTGCTGTCGCTTCGATCAGCGGCTTTTCCAACCGCGATGGTACGTACACCCGGTCGGGCACGACGATTACTGTCACGATCTCGAACCACGGCCTTACGACCGGTGCCAGTATCTTTCTGGAGTTTTCGTCCGGCAACGCTACGACTAACACCTATACGGTAAATGTAACCGGCGTAAATACATTTACCTGTACCGACACGGCATCGGGCGCAACCAGTGGTGCGGTCAAGTGGGACATCCGCGACCTTAACACAATTGCGTCTGTTTCGGTTATCGACAGCACGACGATTTCGTACTTCTCGTTTGGTCCTGCGATTGCCACGACGACTGTTATTCGCGCTGGTACCTACACACAGGTCGCCAGTGCTACGGCTACCATCACACTGAGTTCGCATGGTCTGGCCTCCGGTGAGTTCGTCTATCTTGAGTTTACATCCGGCACGGCTACGTCCGGTACTTACAGCGTTACGGTCACTGGTACCAATACGTTTACGGTTATTCTGCCTGTTTCAGCCACTACGAGCGGCAGCGTGAATGTGTACCTTGTCATTGGCAAGGTTGATCTTGGTGATCAGGTTCAGGGCCGGTCATATCTTTATACGTGGTACACGCCATGGCGTGAGGAGAGCATCGGCTCAGAGCCGACCGATCCCGTGTACATGCGCGAAGGCCAGACGACCACGATTACCAATCTGCCAACGGCAGCACCCGCTGGTAAGAACAATGTCCGTGGTATCAGGCTCTATCGTACGCTGACCTCGACGGCTGGCAGCGGGTTCTTCCTGCTGAAGACCCTGTGGTTCCCTGCGGCGATGACGCAGATCAGCCGGACCAGCAACGTCGTTCGTGTAACTATGAGCGATTACCATAACCTCATCGTGGGCGACCGGCTCAAGGTAGTGTGCAATACCATTCCGGCACTGAGCCTTACGGGTGCCATCGTAACGCGCATCGTCAGTGGCAAGGTCTTTGAGTACGCATTGGCTGGTGGCAACGTGGCCACGACAAGCGTGACCGGTACGGTCTATTACGATATTGCCGAGCGCAAGACCGATCCCGCTCGCTACTGGGGTGATGGCGGTGTCTACACATTTACTGATGACTACAGCTATCTGAGCCTGACGAGTGCGCTGACCTCCACGGAATACGAAGCCCCGCCTGAGGGAATGCAGGGTATTACTGCACTGCACAACGAGATGATGGCTGGCTTCGTCGGCAACGACCTGTATTTCTGTGAGCCGGGTCAGTACCATGCTTGGCCCAGCCAATATCGCATCTCGTTCGAGTACGACATCGTGGCGCTGTCCTCCATCGGCGGCATCCTGCTGGTGCTTACGAGAGGGTACCCCTACATCGTTGAGGGTAACTATCCGGCGACAATGGTCGCACAGAAACTTGCTGTCATGTACCCATGCGTCAGCGCGCCGTCTGTCGTCGCTACCGGTTTCGGTATCGTGTGGGCTACGCACGATGGTCTCGCCGTTTACGGTGCTGGCGGCAGCCAGCTTCTGACCAAGGTCGTCCACTCCAGCGATACGTGGAATGCCGACGTTAACCCAGAAGAGATCGTCGGCGCGGTCTACAAGGAAAACTATATCGGCTCGACGGCAACGGCGGCACTTACCCTAGAGTCAATTGAGGCCGAAGGTGGTGCGGGCCTATCGTTCGTTGACCTTGATTTCCAGTACAGCGCCTCGTGGTACGACAACGAGACCAACTCTCTTTACACGGCTGTCGGCACGACCGGCGACATCTACCAGTGGGATAACCCCAGCCCGCAGACCATGACGATGCGCTGGAAGTCCAAGGTGTTTACCACGGATGCGCCGATGAACCTTGGCGCTGCCCGCATTATTGCTGATTATGACCCGTCCGGTGTCAGCCCGATCTGGGAAACTATCGACACGAACTGGGAAAACTATAACCAGCAGTGGGATGCCGGGCGGGCCATTACGTTCAATCTCTACATTAACAAGCAGCTTATCTTTACAACGACCCGCAACGACAGCAGCATCTTCCGCCTGCCTGTGGGTTACAAGAGCGATACGTTTGAGGTAGAAATTTACAGTGCTGTACGCGTTCGCGCACTTCACATTGCAGAAACACCAACCGGATTGGCGACCGTATAATGGCTAGGTTTTCAGGTATTCCAGCAGTCCCTGCCGGTGATGTTGAACCGCAGGTTGCTCGTGTTCTTTACGCGCTGAAAGAAAATGTCGAGCTTCTGACAAACCAGCGGGGCGAGCCCGATGGTGCCAGCGTAGCACTTCTGTCTGGGTCGATTACCACGACACAGGCGGCGACCACGTTCTCCGGACTGACTGCCAGAGGGGTGGGCGCAACTGTCAGCGGAGTGGATGTTCCACTCCTGTCCGACTACGTAAAGGCGTTGCAAGATATACAGACACTAGCGTATGATGTTGCTGTGTTGCGATCTACAGTTAATACCCTCATTGCTCAGTTGAGGACCCGCTGATGAATAGTTACGTACCTCCTGCGCTGACCGGCTTGCTCAACATGAGCACAATGATGACGCCGACGACCAACATGTCGGCTACCATGTCGTCTGACCAGCTTCCCTCATATCAGGCCGGTGGCATGATTGGCCCCGGTGGAGAGCCTGTTCGTCCGAATATCCCCGGCCTGCCCGGCCTTTCTGGTCCCTCGCAGGGCGGTCTTGGTCCGCAGCAGATGGAATTGGAGGCACGCCGCTTTGTCCAGCAGAACCCCCAGCAGGTCGCTGAAATCCGCACCGCCGTCGAAGAGGCGCTTGCGGAAGGGGACATTACAATGGATCAGGTCCAACTCCTTACCAATATGGCGAAAGTGGCTCTCCAAAACCCGGAGATGTATCCGGCCCTGAAGCAGTCAATTGTCTCCCGTGGTATCCTTGAGGACGACGAACTGCCGCCTGAGTTCGATCAGGGCACGATGTTCATCCTGCTACTTATCGGCCAGATCATGCAAGCCCCGGCGACTGCGCCGGGTGTAGCTACCGGGGGCGGGGCTGGTGCCGCCGCCCCGTCCGGCTCTGCTCCCGGTAGCGCCCAGCCCATGATGTCCATGAAGAAAGGTGGTCCGATCCCCATGAAGGAGGAGATGGACGACGACATGGAGGAAGAAGATGATGACATGGAAGAAGGCGGCAGTATGGGGGGTAAGCATCGTATGGGTCGTAAAATGGGCAACGATGGCGGCGTTGTGATTTTGGCCCACGAAGGTGAGTACGTAATCCCCGCTGATATTGTCCGTGCCAAGGGCACTGAGTTCTTCGACAAGCTCATTCAGAGCTACAAGAAGACTGAAAAGTAAGGTAGGATACCGCCATGGGTCTCTGGAAATCAATCAAGCGCGCAGCCCGTAGCGTAGGCAAGTTCGTTAAAAAGAACTGGAAAGCCATCGTCGGTGTGGCCGCTGCCGTTGCTATTCCGTTCGTGGCACCGATCATCGGTGGTGCTCTTGCGGGTAGCGCCTTCCTGTCCAGTGTGGCCCCAAGTGTAGCAGGGTTTCTAGGTACAGCGGGCGGTAGTGCCCTTATCGGTGCTGGTCTCGGCGCTGGCGCTGCCGGTATCACCGGGCAGAACCCCCTTCTCGGCGCAGCCCTTGGCGGTCTCGGCGGCTATGCTGGCGCTGGTGGTCTGAGCGGTATGTTTGGCGGTATCGGTGGCGGCGCTGCCGCTCCCACGGCTCCTCTCGGCGCTGGTGCATTTGCTCCCGCAACCGGCGGCATTATCGACATCGGTGCTGCTACCGGTATCAATGCAGCCACTGGTCTGGCTGCTCCCGCCGCTGCTGCCGCCACGGGCGGTTTGTCCGGCACGCTCAGTTCCATCGCTGGCAAACTGGCGACTGATCCGAAGGCTATCGGCGCTCTTGGCCAGCTTGCCATGACCATGTTCAACAAGGACATGGGTGAACTTACTGACGAAGAGCGGGCGCAGCTTGAGGAAGTCGCGGCACAGGCCGGTACGAACCGGGCTCTGTTCGAGCAGCAGGTCATGGAAGCCCGCCGCCTTATCAATATGGGCACGCCTAATCCCGAACAGGCATATGCCAACGCCCGCTTCGCCGTTGACCAACAGCTTCAGGAAGCTCGTCGCGGTATGCCAGCGGGGCTGCAGGAGGCAGCCGAACGCAAGGCGGCAATCGCCGGTACTCAGGTCGGTCTGCAAAACGTGGCTGCTGATTATGCACAGGCCGCGCAGACCCGCGCCGCTGGCCTTCAGGCGCTCCCGACCGAAGCGCCCACTGGTTATGCCCAGCTTGCCATGCCGACTTACAACTCTCTGTACGAACGCCGCAACGCTCTTGCTGAACAGCAGAACAAGGCTCTTGGAAACTTGTTTGGCGCTCTCGCCTAAGGGGACTTAAATGGCCGCACCGCAACAGTATTCCGGCAGGGGTTTTATCCTTGGCGGCGTGACCGACGAAACTCCAGACTGGCTAGGTTCATACACTGAAGGCGTCGAGGGCGCGCAGCGTATGCGCGAAAACGAACTGCGCCAGCAGGAAGCGCGCCAGCGCATGGCTGAGAACGCTGCTGCGGAGCAGCGCCGTGCGGCTACATTTGCCAATGAGCAGGCTGACCGCGCTCGTCTTGAACAGGCATGGGCCGGACAGGGCGGTTTGCCCGGACTGCAGACCCCGGAAGGTCCAGCACTTGGTCCGATGGAGCCGATGAATATCCCGGCTCCGCGTGCGCCGTCTGCCCAGTATGCGGAAGAACTTGCCCCTGTTACGCCCCGTGGTGCGGGCGCGATCACGCGTGATGAGTACATTAAACTGTTGCCTGAGTGGGCCCGGCTTGAGCAGGCCGAGGGCCTGCCGAACAATTATCTTGAAGCGATCTCCATGCTGGAAAGCTCCGGTGGCGTAAACACCGGCACAGGCCAGTTCACGGGTATCTTCCAGATCGGACCTGAAGTCGCCAAGGACTTCGGTGTTACGCCCGAGCAGCTTCGTGATCCGCGTGTCAATGCTCAGGTGGCAGCCAAGCTGGCTGGCCGTAATGCAAGACTACTTCGTGCGCGTTTGAACCGTGAGCCGCAGCCGTGGGAGCTCTATCTGGCGCACCAGCAGGGCGCTGGCGGGGCTGCTTCGCTGTTGCAGAACCCCAACGGTAATGTGGTTGACGTGCTGGCTGGAGCTTATGGCGGCGACCGCGCGCGGGCGCAGCAGGCTGTGATCCAGAACGGCGGCGATCCCAATATGACCGCTGGCGAGTTCGCCCAGCTTTGGGCGCAGAAGTTCAGTGGTGCGTTGCCGCAGCCTTTCACTGGTGGTCCCGGCCTTCAGGTTGAGGGTGAAGCGCCTCCGTCCATGGTAGCGACACCGAGCCCCACGGCTAGCCCGCTGCGTAACGACATCAATGAGTTCCTTGCCAAGCGCAATCGCAGGGACGTTTATTTTGGTATCATTGACCAGTTGCGGGAAAGCCCGCTTCGGGGCGTGTATGATTACCTGTTCAGCGATCAGGCTACGGCTGAACGCAACGCGGCGCAGTCTGCCGTCCGTGCAGAGGCGCTTCAGTGGTATCAGTCTGATGCGGCTGGTGCGTTTTTCGATGCTAATCCTGCGGCGCTTGTCGAAGCGCAGCGCGACCCGATTGCTTTCTATCAGCAAAACAGCGGTGCTGTAGCCGGTGCGGCTGCGGAACCTACGGGTAAGACTGATCTCCCCGCTGGTGTCATGGAGCCTGCGGCTCCTGCTCCGACCGTACCTACCGCACCTCTTCCTACTCCCGGCGTGCAGACCCAGCCTGTTACGGATCAGCAGGCTCTTGCGGCTGCTCAGGGTATCGCGGCTGACATCGTGCCGTCCGTTACTGCCGAGGACTTTGCTGGTATTTCCGCGCCGGGTCAGGGCACCATGACCCAGCAGATCATGCGGACGCCGCGCGGTCAGGTTCCCGTGCTGCCCGATAGCGGGCTCTATATCGCTGAGCCTGCCAAGATCAACGCCGACATGAACGAACTTATGGTGGCGCGTCAGTCGCTGGAGCGTCGCTACAATGATGCTCTCCGGTTCCGTGACCGTGAGACGATGGCTGCCATTGAAGACAAGGTGGTGCAGATCGACGCTGGTATCCGGCTGATGCAGAACATGCAGTCGATTGCCGCCCTGCAGGGTGGTGACGTGACCCAGATTTCGCAGACGCTTTCTCGTCTTACCAACGGCCAGACCCGCATCCAGCCGCGTTCTGATGGCACGTTCAATATCTACCAGAATGGCCAGATGGCTTATGAGGCCGTGCCGCAGGAAGCACTTATCGCTTCTCTGCGGTCGATGTTCGACACACAGTATCAGGCTCAGGTTGCAGCCCGCGCCACTGCCGCTGCCGAAATGGAGAAGGAAATCCTCAAGGGCGACATCGAGACGAGGCGCGAGGTCGTCAAGCGCCAAGCGGATATGTACAAGGAACTGGCGATCAAGAACGCCGAGCAGCAGTACAACTCCGACCCGGCCAATGCGGAATACTCTGCCACGACCCAGACCATGGCGGATGGCAATCCGGTTCTGATCCTGACGCCCAAGCGCGGCGGGCTCCCACCGCAAATCTGGATGCTTGAGCCTGACATTGGTGTCGATGGTCAGCCCATTATGGGGCCGGACGGCGCTCCTAAACTTAACTGGAAGCAGCAGTCTACCAGTGGTATTAGTGCCGTACCGGTACAATAAGAGGACGACATGGTTGGATTGAAGGAACTCGACCAGTTTGACTATGGCGTCCAGTACCAGCGCGGTCAGCCGAGCACTACACAGGTATCAGGTCTTGCCGGGCTAGCTTCGCCTGCTTCTCTGAACATTGCTGGTGCTACGCAGAACACCCTCGCGGACATGCGCCGTCTTGGTGAGATGCCGGTGGTCAAGCCGCCCCCGCCTCCTTCTGAGCAGGCCAGTAAGCCTGTGCTGGCAATCAGTCGTTCGACCGGTAAAATCTGGGCCAATGGCAAGCTGTTTACGACTGACGACGCACAGGGTGCGATTGAGAGCGAGCAGTTTGTTGGCGGTGCGCCTGTCCCTGCGCCTGCTGTTGAAGCCAGCGACTGGGAACCCCTGTCGATGGAAGCCTACTCGCAGCATCTCGCCAAGATCAAGAACCCCAGCCTGACGACACTGGCTGCCAAGGGTTTCGGTACCGGTATCGACACATCACAGATGCTGGCAGGCTACGGCCTGCAGTTCCTTGGTGCCACGGAGACTGGTCAGGGTATCGTCCGTCAGCAGCTTGAGGACATTCGCAAGAACGCTCCGTATCAGCGTAGCCTTGAGGACATCCCCGAGCGCGGCGTGCTGGAGTGGTTCGTTTCCAACCTTGCTCAGCAGGGGCCTAACCTGATCGAAAGCGCAGTGACTGCTGCGATTGGTGCTGGCGCTGGTGCGCTGGCCGGTGGTGGTGCTAACCCGTTCACGGCTGCTGGTGGTGCCATTACCTCTATGGTCGGCAAGCAGGCGTTCAAGCAGGCTGTTCTGGCTGCGGCCAAGAAGTATACCGCAGGCGAAGCCCTTGATGCTGCCGAGAGCAAATTGCTCCGTGAAGCTGCCGGTATCACGGTCGCTGCCCGTAAGGAACTGTTCGACAAGATCGGCACTGTTACCGTGGACAAGGCGGGACGCGCCACTG